TCCCATCGCACCTATTACGGAATTGGCAATCCTTTCTGCGAGTTCCTCTTCGTGTTTCTTCCAATCAAGAAACTTACTGTGAATGTCTTCATCCATCGTCAGTTCGTATTCCTTACAAACCTTACGCTGTTCTTCTTCAAGAACCATATCATTAAACACCAAAGACATCGCACTACTGCGGATACTTGCAGGACACATACCCACACACAGCAGGAACTTTTCAAACAGTTTGAAATACTGTTTACAGTTCAAATCAGCAGCAGGTGCAGTAATCAGGTAATGCTCTTCAGGAATGAAGTCATCATCAGGGAACGATGAATTATAAGAAGGGGTGAATGTTCCATCAAACTTGAATTGAACAGTTGCTTCGTAAGTCATAGTGAAAGTGTTTCAACACAAATACTATAAAGCACCTCAACCATTAAGTCAAGGTGCAGTGGACAGTTTTTAAATTGGATTATGATGCGCAATAATCTTCTTGATAATATGCACTTACAACTTTATCATCCCAACTGGTAGGCAAATTACGCTCCCTTGCCTTGATATGATTTAGTCCTGAAAATGGAAGATCCTCCAAATCTTCTTCATGTAGAAGTCCATCTAACTGTTTAATCTCACTGAAGGTATGTGGATACCTCAACGCATAACGATGGATTCCTTCAGTTTTTCTGTAAGTACGGGACATAGTAAAATCCTCAACTACACATACTATATTAGATCTTTTCTTGTTTCTTGGCAAATTCCTCTTGAAGTTCTTTTGCCAATTGTAAAGATTTTCTCCACATTAAATAACGAACAATTGGATTTTTTGGATTGTGCATCACCCACCATTTAACTTTGCGATACTCTACTTCTGCAAGCTTGGTGACTAGAACAAATAACTTTGCAATGGAACTATCTGTTACGATTAAGTATCCAATACAAAAGAAAATGACAAACCAAATATAATAAGGATTCATTTTCTTAAAGTCTTTAAGTGTTCAACAATTTGCTCACGAATTTGCATAAGTTCATTATAGCACTGTTGATTGTGAGCACATTGCCTCAACTCAACATCAGGTTTTAGAACACTTTCCTCAAACAGAGTGAGTCCCCTGTTCCATTTGTCTTCATAAGTTTCACTTTGCATCTTTTTTAATGATTACAGGACAGAAAGGAATGGTTTTACGAACTTCTGAGACTATCTCACTCTTTTGAGATTCAGTTAATCCAACGACTTTTGTAAGTCGATGAATAATGTTCATAGCTTGACTACAGGAAATTATGGAAGTTGCAAGGAAAACAACCATAGTGTTCTCATATTCTATTACTATTTACCTTGGAAGTCTTTTACATAATTCACACAAGATTTAAATTTTTCCCAGTCTTCATCAGAAAAATTATCAGAAGCATAAGGAATTCCTACAATTTCTGCACACAGACGATTTACATTAATTGAGTAAACTTCTTGTGCTGAAATAGAAGTAGGAAGTAGAAGTAGAAGAGGAATGAGTTTCTTCACTTGACAATCTTCCAGTTCATGTCATCACTTTCATTCATCCAGAAAAAGATCTTTCCAGAAATACTTTCAAGTTTTACGAGTCCATTCTTACGTTCTTTTACTTTGCAAGAATGAAGTTTATGCATATAAGTTACAAAAACTTCTTTTGCATCAGAAGTCTTTGGAGATACACAGATGAATTCAGTCTTAAGAGATTTCATAGAGATCATAATTTGTTTAACCTCAACAAAGGTATTATAGTGGGTTTTGAGAAGTTGTCAAGTACTCTAGATATTCTTCATAGAGTACTTCTTCCATTTGATGTGCCTGTACTTCCCAGGGTTGTTCTGAATAGTCCGTCTCCGTGTAGTCTATGCCCCTCCAGAGCCTCTTTCCATACTTATCCTTAAGAGCACCCGTAACATGCTGATAAACGTGCCACAGTTCGTGTAGAAGCGTCTTAGTGTAGTGCTCTGGTGTCATCTGATTATGCAATTCAACCTCAAATGCACGAGGACGATAATCACAATCAGTAGCCCATACCCATCCATAAACACTCTCACAGAGTAAACCGCGATGATTTACAGAAATTTCCAGTTTGTGTCTAGGAAGATGTTTGGAAATGAACCAATCAACAATACGTCCACAACGACGCTTGCTATAGTTGTACCCGCTGGTGTATAATGTAAGCATTAGAATACATCATTGAGAATTGAGGAAGTCAACCTAACACCCCAGTGCATAAGCCAGACAAAGGATGTGACAAAAATCAATCTGTCTAGATTTGAAAACCGCATTAATTTTGTGTGTTCATGCAGATACTATAAAACCTCCCTCAGCGAACTGGGGAGGTTAGTGGACAGTTTTAAAAGTGTCCTTCTATGCTGCAGATGTCTTCACATCCTCATATTCCCATGCCTCAATTAAAGGTTGAATATATGAAATATCTTCAAATTTTTCATTATTTCTTTCTTGGCGATTGACAAATTCAATTTCTCCCCAAGTTTCATACCATTGAATAGCATCAACTTCTTGATTAAATGATGAGTTGTCGATATTTAAGAATTTTCCGTCAATTCCTACGACTTTATCCGCTCTTACATAAGTAAATCTCATTGATCTTCTCCTGGTTGTAAAGTATTAATTGGTTGATTAAGTGGCGTAACTTGTGTTGGAAGAATGCCTTGTTGAAGTGCTTGAATATAAAGACTTTGATTCTCTTGATTTGCCTTTACAGTTTCATTACGGAAAGATTCTACAGCAGCTCCAGTTTGTCTTTGTTGCTGAGAATTTTCAATCAATAGCATAGGCATCCAAGTAACTGCACAACCCCATTCATCTACAGGTTCTCCTGTGTTTGGATTTGTTCCTCGTATTTGCATATACCAAGAACACTTTAATCCAATACAATCTTTTTTAATCAACGGACAAAACTCGCCCGGCTTCATTTTTGCCATAGTTAAAAATTATATTATAACGTATTTAGTCTTTTGCAGCAATAATCAAATCAACATATTGAACTGCAAAATCCATTGTAAGAGCAAATCCGTGATTGTGGGATCCACCACTTCCACTGTTTTGAATAGAGATTCCTGTCGTGTTTCCATTAATACTTAAACTGTGACTGTGAGCACCAGCACCCCCCGTTGATGTGGATCCTGTAGGGTTCCCCACACCACCTGCACCAGGACCTAAATCTTCTGCATTGGCGCCATAAGTATGAGCGTGATCCCCAACAGCATTTGCAGTACCAGTGTGTCCATGTCCAGGATCAGTTACTACATGAGTATGACTTGGAATTTGTGTTGTACTAAGAGTTGTTCCAGCAACAGTACCTAATCCAGATCTTGAGGTAAATGCATTTGTAAATGTAACACTTCCTCCAGATCCTGCAGCACCACTCACACATCTAAGTGCTTTGTTGTTGTGATCTGTTTGTTTAGTCCAACCAGTTGGTGCTGATGTTTGTTGGAAAAGCATCAAAGTTCCATTGGGAAATGGTTGAACACCAGTTAGGTTTGCACCATTTCCACGAAATTCTGTTGCACTAATAATACCCGTAGATCCGTTGAATGTAATTCCAGATCCAACGTTAATTCTATTATTAGCACCATCAAAAGTAATACTTGCTGTTCCTACTGTCAGTATTCCAGTGATTCTTACGTCACCTTGAACGATCAGTGTTGTATTTCCTGCACCTATTGATACGTTATTTGCAGTTACAATTCCAGTGGCATTAATATTTGTTGATGTGAGATTTGTCGATGTAATATTTGTTGTGTTAGTAGAAGATGCTGTTAGAATGCCTGCAATAATAACATCACCTTCGACATCTAACAATGATGTTGGAACTGTTGTACCAATACCAACCTTATAGTCTGATTTCCACCATATACCACCTGTTGATAGATCTTGAGGAAATACAGAACCATCAACAATATCTGAAATTGGAACAGCTGAACCTAATAAAATTCCAGAAAATGTCAATCCATTGTTTGGAGCAGTAGAAAAAACAATATTAGATCCAGAAACTGAATAGTCGTTAGAAGGATCTTGTACAACTCCACCAAGATTAATGACTAATTGTTGTGAACTGAGAGGAATAATAGAAATTCCACCTGAAGTTAATGTAAAAGAAGTGGTAATTCCATTAAAAGATCCACTAAAATCATTTAGAATTCTAATATTTGCCGAACTACTTGCATTATAACTTTGCCAAACGTATCCATTCCATTCATAGAAATATCCAGCCGTTGCATCTGAAAATATTTGCCCTACTGATGGGTTATCTGGAAAATTAAGTGCCAAGGGATTATATTGAGTTCTTTTCAGTATTTATTTACAATAACTCTCTTAATTCTGGAAGATTGCCTTCAACCAAACATGTCGTACTTATTATATCATTATCATGGGATAATAAATCATTTTCAACAATCCCATAAGATGGATATAAAGTTTTTACATTACCCAAATTTGGAATTTCTGCCTCATTAATTGCTTTTTCATTTCCTATCAAACCAAAAGCTTTCACATAAACATTTGATAATTCAAAATTTTTTACTTTAGCAATTTTAAAATGATCACATACAATATCAATAGTTTCTTTTTTATTCTCAAAAAAACTATTTGATTCTATCCACAAAACATCATCAACTTCTCTCATCCACTGAACATTATTCAGCCACATAAAAGCAATTTTTTCAAGATCAGTTTGAAACTGAAACTCTTTTAATGATTGGTGACAATGGTTTGAATGATACTCATATTTTGTAGATATGATTTTATCAATGTAACGCGACGATTTTATCTTAAACAAATGATGGGTTAATTTTCTGTGCAAGAAAACTTTTTTTCCTTGTAAATTGTTTGAAAATGGACACCAACTACTTCCAAATTTAATTGTGATATTATCAAAATCTTTTGGAATTTCTGAATTTTTATTCAATAAAATATTTTCAGTCCAAGGTGGTTCACAGTAAACGATTGTGGAATTCGCTAATAATGTTGCCATTAAGGTGGAACCACAATGAGAAGTGTGGTATATTTGGTTTACAGACATTATTGTTCTATTTGAATTCCAATAAAATGTGATATGCAGTATCTTCCGTGTCCAGAATAATAATCTAGATCTTCTATATTCACCAATTTAACACCGTGAGTAACATATGATGGTAATAAAATTATACTATTATTCAAACACTTAAACTCATAGTCACCATACTCGGGAAAGAATAATTCTCCACCCGTAAACTTTCTTGGTTCTCTGTTAAAATAACTAAATGCTAGAAAATCGTGTCTAATATCGGTGTGTGGTGCATAATAATCGCCATCATGATAATATCTTACCTTTGTTCTACAATAGTTACTGTGTAAGATCTTTTTATATTGTGGAAACCTATCATAGAATATATTCAAAAATCCATGATTGAATAACTTTTGAGTGACGGTTATGATATTTGAAAGGTTTTTATCATTGTAAGATTCATTCAAAACGATGGATCTTGACTTAGTTAAAAACTCTCCTGTTTCTGGATCAACTGCTCCGTGAACATATCCAGGATCATAAAGTTTCCCTGGTTTAGTTAAAAAATTAAGTTCTTCCCAAATCAATTCTAATTCTTCGTCAGTATAAAAATTTTCTATAATCAAATGTGGAAATGGATTACTAAAAATATTAATCTTTCTTTCCATAATTTAGATCCTTTTCAAAGGATTATATCAAATGATTATTGTTTAGTCAATCATATTAATCCAAGATCTAGTTCCTTCAGATCCTTCAACTAATTTCCAATCTGAAATAGACTCATCCCATTCATATTGGTGAGTAGTTCTTGGTTTGGGAAATGGTGGTCTCCATTTTTTTCTTTCTGGATCGTACCACCATAAAGGATGTGGTTGAGGTAAAATGAATTGATCAAATTCTTCATTGTACGAAGATCCATTTAAAACAACTCTATTATATTCCTCATCATAATGATATTCTGGTGGAATAAAAACTTGATGTACTTCATCGTAGAAGTCTCCTATTCCAGCATACTTATGTCTGAAATTTGCGTTATATGATGTTTGTACCCATCTAGTATCTTGTCCCAATAAATTTTTTAAGAATTGAATTCCAACTTCTTCGGATTCATTTCCATTCTCATCTAATATATTATCATTATTAACGACTGTTACTTGAAGTACAATATTGTTTTCATCTAATTGAGAAAAATGTGCCATGTTCTTTCAATTAAGGATTTACAGTAAAAGTTCCGCCAGCAGTAAAATCATGAATTACATAAGAAGTTCCACCAACAGTTGCCGTAGTGATAGTTCCCCCAGTCGCCTTTGCTATTGATCCTGGATATCGTACTACTACTCTCCCAGATCCACCAGATGTAGTAGTCTGATAATCAGCTGCATTATTACTTCCAAAGATTCTGCCGCCGCCGCCAGTATTGGCAGCAGGTGAAAGTGTTGTAGTACCATCACCATTATTCCCAACAGAATTAGATCCACAACCACCGCCACCAAAAGCAACAGTTAACGAAGCACCACCTCCGAAAGTTGCTAAATCATATCCTGCCCCCCCAGCACCACCATTATTAGTTCCAGCAGTTACACCTGCACCACCTTTTCCTCCTCCACCTCCTGCACCAAAACCAGGGGGACGGATGGTATTGTTTGCCCCAGATCCACCACCAGAATTTCCCTGCCCCGATGTTCCACTACCACCACCGCCGCCGCTAGCGCCACCAGCGCCGGATCCGCCAGATTGACCTGTGGTTGCAGTTTGATCAATGGAAGTTCCATATCCACCACCGATGGCATTACTAGCACCAGTAAATGAAGTTGGAGATCCATTAGCAGCTCCAATTCCACCTCCACCAATTGTGACAGTGCTATTACTTCCAGGATTTAAAGTTGCAGAATAAATATATAATCCACCGGCACCTGCACCACCTCCACCATAAAGGTATGGTATGGAAAAAGTAAAATCATCATCTATGAAAGTTGGTAGGAAACCATACCCATTTCTAGTTCCACCACCACCTGCCATCATAAGAACTTCTACAGGTAATGGTGGACTACTACCACTACTACCACTACTACCACTCATAAAAAATGCTTGAATAATAGACATTTTATGTCAATCCTGCTCCAGATATTACAAAAGTATTAATTCCAACACATAATAGAGAACAAACTCCTCTTTGGGATAAAATTCTATTGCCAGTATTGGATGTTCCTGCCTGATACATTGTTACTGATGATCCTTGAGTTATTGTTTGACTAGATGCAGAATTATTGTATATAGTTATGGCATCTCCAGCACCGAATACTGAAGCAGGAACTGTAACACCAACACCACTAATACTGACATGTTTTCCTATATCAGAAATTTGTAGTGTATATGAAGAAGACTGAGAATTTTGTGGAATAGCACGAACATCACCTTTACTATCACTTAATTTTCCAGTTACGATAATTCCGGATGGATCTGTACTTAGATATGTATCATTAACTTCATCAAAAACATATACAACACCAGTACTTGTTGTTGCTCCAATTTCATCCAGATCAGCACCAACAATAATAGTCTTGCCATCAGCACTTGTTGCTACTGACCTCCCAAAGGTGTCACTAGCATCAACAGCATAAGAACCAGTAAGAATTCCCACTCGATTAAATGAGTTTTCTTGACGATTAAAAACATAAACAACACCAGTATTTGTTGCTGCTCCTATTTCATCATTATAAGCACCAACAATAATAGTCTTACCATCAGCACTTGTTGCTACTGAATATCCAAATCCATCATTAGCATTAACAGCATAAGAACCAGTAAGAATTCCTACTTGATTAAATGAGTTTCCTACACGATCAAATACATAAACAACACCAGTACCTCCTGTTGCTCCTATTTCATCATTATAACTACCAACAATAATGGTTTTTCCATCAGCACTTGTTGCTACTGAGTGTCCAAATTGATCATTATCATCAACAGCATAAGAACCAGTAAGAATTCCTACTTGATTAAAGGAACTACCTACACGATCATAAACATAAACAACACCAGTACCTGTTGTTGCTCCTATTTCATCATTATAAGCACCAACAACAATAGTTTTACCATCGGCACTTGTTGCTACTGATTGTCCAAATAAATCAAATAAATCAACAGCAAGAGAACCAGTTAAAATTCCTACTTGATTAAATGAGTTTTCTACACGATCAAAGACATAAACAACTCCAGTAGCTCCTGTTGCTCCAATTTCATCAAAATAAGCACCAACAACAATAGTTTTACCATCGGCACTTGTTGCTAGTGATTGTCCAAAGTAATCATTAGTATCACCAGCAAGAGAACCAGTTAGAATTCCTACTTGATTAAATGAGTTTCCTACACGATCAAATACATAAACAACACCAGTATTTGTTGCTGCTCCAATTTCATCAAAATAGTCGCCAACAATAATGGTTTTACCATCGGCACTTGTTGCTACTGATTGTCCAAAGTTATCTCCACTATCAACAGCAAGAGAACCAGTTAAAATTCCTACTTGATTAAATGAACTACCTACACGATCAAAGACATAAACAACACCAGTACCTGTTGTTGCTCCAATTTCATCATTTTCGGCACCAACAATAATAGTCTTACCATCAGCACTTGTTGCTACTTTATAACCAAAAAGATCGGCATTAGTAGCAAGAGAACCAGTAAGAATTCCTACCTGCCTATAAGTACCAAATCCAACGATACTTCTAGCAGCAGAAGCAACTCCACTAAAACCGGATGCAGTAACAATACCAATTACATTTACGTTATTTCCACTAAAACTGGATGCAGTAACAATACCAGTTACGTTAATATTACCATCGATGGGATTAATTAACTGGGATTTTGTTTGTGACATTATATGCCAAATACTTCTCTATTGAGATATTTATGAAAGTCCTAGAAGTTGTTTGAGTTCTTCTACAGTAAGTCCAGCTTTCTCTAATTTTTCAAGTGGTGTTGACTCTAGAATTGGTTTAACTACCCACTCATTATTTTCCCAAACATGTTGATGAGGTTGTAAATATGGAGTTAAGTCTGGAGGAGCAATTCTGGTTGCATTTGATTGATCTTCAAGTGGGTTATAAACTTCATAAGATTCTCCATTTGGAATTCTATACCAAGTTCCACTTCGATCTTCAACAACGTCCCAATGATCGTCCTTAAAGATTGGAATAGTTCCTGAATCATAATTTGGAACCTCAATATCAGTTGCATATGCAGGAATAAGATAAACTCCTGGTTCTAATGGAGATTCATCAGCAGTTGATATTGCAGTGAGATGTTTGTATTCTGGGTGATAATTATAGATTTCCATGTCTTTTATTAGTATTTAATACAGTAAAGAAGTGCGATGTTTCTTGGACGGGTTTCTGTTCCACCATTCGCGGTAGCAGTAGCAGAAATGTTTGCATATTGTCCTCTTCCTCCACCTCCAGGAGTTTCATTTCCTCCAGGTTGAGTAACAACTGAAGTGAAATTAAAACTTACTGAATGAGTATGACTCTTAAAGTCATCTGCCTGAGAACTACCAAAACTTCTTCCAGTATCAACTGCTCTGCCATCCGCCCAACCACGAATAAACTCACCTCTCAAATCCGGAATATTAAAGGTTGAAGTACCATTACCTGCTCCATGAACAGTTCCAATGCCAGCAAATAAAGTAGAGTAAGTACTTCTTGAAATAGCAGCACCATTTGCCTTTAAGTACCCTGCAGGAGCAATTGATGATGCAACACTAATTACAGTTCCTGGAGGAATGCTTAGATAACTTCCTGTTGCATCGCTAACAGATGAAACTCCAGAAATAGTATTAGTATTTCCATCAATTGTAATTGTTCCTTGTCCAATTGAAAGAATACCAGTAATTCTTGCATTACCATCGACAAGCAATGCAGTAATTCCAGTTCCAATCGTAACAGTTCCAATACCATTCGAAGAACCAAGAGTTGTGATTCCTGATACTCTTAAATTCGTTGCTATGAGATTGGTTGCAGTAACACTTGTTCCTACAATACCTGTTGCTATGACTTGAGTAAGTGTGGATATACCAGTAACACTTACATTAGTTGCAGTTATATTCTGATAGTTGAGAACCGTTCCAGTAAGATTTGCAATTGTACTGCTGGCACCAGCAATACTAATCATTTCGGCACTCAGACTGGTTGTAGTAGTAACTCCAAGTGTAGTAATACCAGTGACTCTAAGATTGGAAATCGTAGAAATACCAGCACTTAATTGTCCACTGAAAGTATTGGCGGTTACAATACCAGTGATAATAGCATTACCTTCAACGTCCAATAATGATGTTGGTACTGATGTTCCAATACCAACCTTATAATCAGATAACCACCAAGGAGCACCCGTTGATAAGTCTTGAGGTAATACAGAACCATCAAGTATGTTAGAAATAGGAATTGCTGGTCCTAATGAGATACCAGAAAAGGAAAGTCCTATTTCAGGTGGTTCTGAAAATATAATACTTGATCCATTAATGAAATAATCATCCTTTGAATCTTGAATAATACCACCAAGATTAATCACAAGTTGTGATGTCTTAATTGGTATAATTTCAATTCCACCAGAAGTCAAAGAAAATGACGTTGTGATTCCGTTGAAAGAACCACTGAAATCATCTAGGTTTTGAATATTTGCAGAACTTCCTGGACTAAAACTTTGCCATACAGTTCCATCCCAGCGAAAATAAAATCCAGCCGTTGCATCTGAAAATATTTGTCCTGGTGATGGGTTATCCGGAAAGTTAAGTGCCAAGGGATTATATTGAGTTCTTTTTAGTATTTATTAATCGAAAGAGCATAGAATCATATCAATATACTGTACATCAAAGTCCATTGCACTACCACTGAAAGATCCAGAACCACTCCAGGATGGATTATTAAAAGTGTGTCCGTGAGAAGTTCCAGTAAATGAACCACTCCAGGATGGATTAGTAAATCCGTGTCCGTGTGCTCCACCACCACCAGTTCCATTAGTATTATCCGATCCAGTTAATGCTCCAGCACGTCCTGAACCTGCAGCAGTACCGTTTGCAGTATTCCACTGCGAATATGAGTGTTGGTGCGATGGTATCTGACTAGTAGCTAAAGTTGTATCACTTACGGAGCCACCACTATTGCTACCAGAAACAGAACCTCCAGCAGTTGTATTTGAGACACTACCACCAGAGTTAGATCCAGAAACAGAAACAGATCCTGCAGGAGTTCTAGATGCAAATACCGATGTAAATGCACTAGTACCACCAGAACCACCACCAGTTCCAGATACAACTCTCAACGACTTATTATTATGAGTGGTAACCTTTGTCCATCCAACTGGAGATGTTGCTTGATGCCACATAGTTATATTTGTGCCACCAGTGTTCAATGCAACCAATTTACGATTTGAACTATCTGTAATTGATGCAATACCAGTTATGTTGTTTGTGGATCCATTTAGAGTAATGCTACCAGTACCAATAGTTAATATACCGGTAATTCTTGCATCCCCTTGAACAATCAATGTGGTTTGAGCTGCTCCAGCAACTACATTATTAGCAGTTATGATTCCTGTTGCATTAATATTTGTAGAACGTAAATGTGCTACAGTTCCCACTCCCAAAGTATATACATCAGTTCTTATTCCACTAAAACTTCCTGCAGTAATAATACCAGTTACATTGACATTTCCTGTTACTTTAACTTCACTGGCAGTTAAGATACCAATTGGAGATATTAATTGTCCTTTAGTTCGTGCCATTTAAATTAAGAGCAGAAGGATTTCCCCCCAGTAATTCTTCATCCCAGATTGCTTTGAGTTCTGTTGTGATTTCATCAACGGTTGTTCCAGAAATTTCTGTTTCCGTAACAATATCGGTTACATCTCTAAGTGCTTGTTTTTGTGCTGAGATAGAATCGGTATCGCCACCAACTTCTAATGCACGTACAAAGTCCACATCAAGTTTTTCAAGAAGTGGTTTTCTTACCACTCTCATCTTATCTTTTTGAATTTCTTTTGCTTTATCAATATTAACTTTAATCATTTTTTGTACTCCTTTTTCCAATCTTCATAGTCCATACCATATCCAGTAGGTTCTCCAAGTGCTTCTGTATCAAGTTCCCACGCATTGAAGAACGTATGATCATTCGAAATATTTTCTTCATCAACAATCCAAAATGGTTGTCCGGTTGGAGTGTCTTTAAATGCTATTTCTGTGATTGTATAAGTTTCTAATGCTTCAGGCGTTGGATAGCATATTGCTGCCCCACCAATGTCATTTTCCATTAAAATTAGTTGAGACATAATATTTTTTTATTTTATTTTTATTTAGTAATAATTTACCGATGAACGGCAGCTGTTACAATTATAGCATCTTCAGCAGCTGGTGCTGTATTCACAGTATATGAATACACTACAAATGATCCTGCCGCAAGACTTGTCATAGTAAAGAAATTATTACTAAATGCCGCTTGTTGAGATACCGCTCCAGAAACAGAATAATTTGCATCTGACATATCTGTAGCTATATTTACAGTATAAGTACCGGTAGCAGTTTTAGATACACTTGTAATGTTAGCAGATGCTCTAACAGTTTGGGCTCCAACTCCACCAGTACCATTAAAGTTTACCCAAGCTCTAGCACCATATATTGGAGCGGATCCAGTTTGTGCTCCATCAAGATTTGCAGCAGCAACAACACCACTTGCAATAGTTGTTGCAAAACTGAGGTTTGCAGTTCCATTAAAGGCGGCAGATGTGCCAGTTACTTCACCAGTTAATGCAATTGTTCTTCCTGTAGTCCAAGATGCTGCAGATCCACTAACTGTAGCACCAAGGACATTAGTGGAAGCATTATATGTTAATCCAGTATCAGTCTTAAGAGGTTGATTTCCTGTTGCTGCCTGTGCAAAGGTTACATAGTTAACAGTCGCTGTTCCTGCTGCTAAAGTAGCATTAGTGGCATTGGTAGCAGTTCCACTTAGAGAACCTGAAAATGTTGTGGCAGTAACTATACCAGTTGCGTTAATATTGGTAGATCTTAAGTTAGCAACTGTAGAAACACCAGTAGAATTGACATTGCCATTTACATTACCAGTAAATAAACCACTTGAACCTACAGAAATTGTCTTACTATCTCCATCAATTGTAATTGTTCCCTGTCCAATTGTAAGAACTCCAGTAACTCTTGCATCTCCATTTACAAAAAGTGCAGTTGTCGATCCACCAACTATTACATTATTGAGCGTGGAAATTCCAGATACACTAATATTAGTAGATCTCAAACTATTAGCAGTTAAAATACCTGCAATATCAACATTACCCTGACGAATGTTAACTTCTGCAGAGTTTGTAGTTATATTTCTTGTACCAATAATTGCTTCTGTTCTTGCCCATAGTGGACCTTGAGCATCGGCAACATTATAGACTGTTAAGTTCTGTGCTCTTAATGTTGAAGCAGTTACAACTCCTGCACTTGCATCAAGAGATGTTGCAGTGAGTGCTCCACTTACATTAACTCCACTTGGATTAACGTTTAAGATTGATGATCCAGTTGAGACAACTGTAAATTGTCCTGGACCTGGTGAGAAGAATCCTGTTGATGTATCTGTATTGAATCCTACACTTGGATTTGTTGCAGTCTTTGGTGCAAGAAGAATGCTATCAAGAGTGCTCAGAACACTCATGTTGAATGGTGCAGCATCAACCCAGAAAGCAGATGAACCAGCACCAACAGCAACTTCATCATAGTAGATAAATGTTCTACCAAGATTCATGCTATACCATAAGTCACCGACTTTTGCTCCTGAAGGTGGAGCAGTTCCGATAGAAACCTGTGCTCCGGTGTTCTCTACAAAAACAGTACCGATGCCAGAACCAACCCTAACAGTACCAATACCAGATCCACGGAAGTCAAAGATAGTTGCGCCGTATCCGATAATAGTTCCAAAAGTTCCAATACCAATACCACGAATAGCATTCTTTAAGAATTGTCCATCACCATAATAAACAACATCAGATGCATTTGTGGACGTAATTACTCCAGATGAAACTACGACTGTTCCAAGTGTTGAAATTCCAGAAGAAGTTACAAATAGATTTTGTAAGGTTCCAAGACTTGAGATTCCACTTACATTTAGATTTCTTGCAGTCAACTGAGTTGTTGATGTAACACCAAGAGTTGAAATACCAGGAACACTTAGATCAGTAAAGATGTTAGGTGCATTTTGAATAACTGATTCAATAGTTGCTGCTGTTGTTGAGTCTACAGCAGTAATATTTTGCAACTCTCTTGAGTTTGTAATTACAGAAACTGCACCAATATTGTATGCGTTTGATGTTACTGCTGTTCCTGTAATATTCGTATATGTTGCAGTTGAACCACTAATATTGGTAATAATACCAGTATTGACTGTAGCTGTTGTTGGTACGTTTAATGTGACAATATTTGCTGAACTAGTGACAATTAATGTAGCAATATCTGCCTGATCAAGAGTAATGTCATCTAGGAATACATCACCTTCAATATTTAAATTTCCACTGACTCTCGTATCTCCTCTAACAAATAGTGCAGTCTGTCCAGTGCTCACTGGGGCACGAACATCAAGTAAGTAACCAGGAGTTTGGGTTCCTATACCAATAGAACCACCAACTCCAAGAACAGTAAAGACTTCTCCGTTAGTTCCTACATTAAATTCAGTAAAGACTGTAGAAACTCCACTTGTATATGAGTTGGTAGAAGCAAAACTACCTCTAACGTCTAACTCTATTCTAGGTAAGGTGCTACCAATACCAACTTTATTGGTAGCAGCGTTAGCAACTATTAGGTTGGTGCCTACCTCAATGCCATTTTTAACAACAAAATTCTTATTGACTGACATTTGGGTTCACTCTCCCCCAGTATTTTTTATTATTTATACTAATGCCGATCTAATAACCACCTTCGAAGCTCCTGCATTTCCTCCTTGTCTGGTTGAAGTGATTGTAAAAGATCCATCACTATATCCAGATCCTCCTCCACCACCTCCTTGAGATCCACCTGCTCCACCTGTTGCACCATTACCACCATTGCCACCAACATTCAACCCAAGTCCAGCAGTATTGCGAATACCATATCCAGCTTTAAATCCTCTAGCTATTGTGGCACTGTTTGTTATACGAGTTCCATTTGCAAGATAAAATTGGACATTCCCAACGTTAGTACAAGGAGAAATTCCAGACCAATAATCGCCTTTAGGACAAGATACTGCTCTTCCTCCATTTGGAGCACTTGTATTAGAATCACCACTTCTTAAAGCCGACGATGCTTGTGGATATGCAGATCCAAAAGAGCCGTTAGTTGTTAATCCACCAATAGCAACTACTAAGCCACCATTGCCACCACCTCTACCAAAACCAACACTACCTGACACATTTACTCCACCACCAGCACCGCCAGCCCCTACAAGTCCACCATTTCCTCCTGCTCCAACAACAGCAATCAATGTTGCCTGCCTATAAAGAAAAACTGCGCCACCAGCAGATAATCCTGCTAGTACATATTCCACATCTTTCTTTAAAGTAAGCCTAATGGTAGAAACTCCACCTTGTCCTCCAATGTTTGCTCCGTAAGCAGATCCTGCCCCACCATAAAGATCAATAAAGACATCAAGATCTCTTTCTGCTGCATAGAAGGAGAACAATGCAGGATTAACACCTCCACTTCCACTCAGCGTATATTCTCCTTGAGTATATAGATTCCATGAAGTTAAGGCTGCAGATGAAGTGCCACTTTGCTCTATTCTCTCAACCTTTAGTATTTGGCTAGCGTTTACAATTTGCATTGAAACGGTATTACTTAAAAGAGGAGAATTGCAAGCTGATGGATGAGAAACCAAACAACTAATTGCTAAAGTTCCTAAAGTATCACAAGATATTGCTAGATTGGGAGTTGTTGCACCAGAAACATTGCAAATTGCTATTGATGTTGGATTGAATAAAATATCAAGAACAAGAATCCCATCAATAGATGCTACATCATTTTTTCCGTTTGGAGTGAATGTCCCATTAGTAACTAATGTTGGGTGAATATATCCAGATCCACCGCCTCCAGCCCAGTCATCACAACATCCAGGGTATCCCCCACCGCCTCCACCACCATAATAACCTCCACCACCGCCAGCAGCGCCAGAACCACCCTGTAAAGCAGCTCCTGCGGATCCTGGACGATCTCCAGCATGATTATCCCCAGATCCTCCAGAACTTTGAGTTCCTCCTTTATTTCCTGCCTGTCCATTTCCACCAGCAGTACCGCCACCAGCACCACCAATCTCAGCATCATTAGATCCACCACCTCCACCACCTGCAATTAGCATTGCATTTGCTAAAGAAATTGATTCTTTAACACCAGTGGTTGTAAAGGAAAAACATCTAATGTAACTATTATAACTATTTTTGCAGAACCAAATATCAAACCCAAACTTAGTTTTATTTGCAATACCAGCAACAGACATCGATCCACCGCCACCACCAGCTGTTTGTTGGCATAATGAATTGATTGCAATGCCATAATTGGCATCGGTAAATGGAACTTTAAAGGTTACTTTATAATACTTTCCATAAGAAATAGTTCCACATGGCAAGCCATCTCCAGCAGATGGGTTCATATAACCTACAGTCAAGTCTGGACTACTTTGAGTAAGAATATGTGTATTTGAATTATTATCAAAAACATGAGTTACGTTTGATTGATATGACTGTGACTGTGTTGCGGCAAACAATCCAGTATATCCGCCACCACCGCCTCCACCATTTCCAGCACCTCCACCAGGAGATCCTGCTGTAGAATTATTTGCTGCAGATCCTCTAATAACTTGGTACGATCTTCCTGCAAAAAATGTAACAATACCACTGGAGGTTCCACCCTCACCTCCAGCAACACTTCTCAAATAAGTAGAAGTTCCGCCCTTTCCACCTTTTAAGTATGCTTGAACTTTTACATCAGTATTTGTTGTAATAGTGTAAATTTCTTTTGGATCAAATGCAGAATATGATGTTACACTTGCCAGATCAATTGTTGTAGAAATTCCTGAGGAATTTGTAATTGTCATTCTGGAAGTACTTACTCCAGAAATTACTGCTGATTGTGGAGCAGAACTATATCTCTTAAAGAATCCCGCATTAGTGGTAAGAATCATGTCATTCCAATCATCTCCACCTTCTTCCACTACAAGTCTATTTGTTCCCCCAACTGGAGTTTCATTACCAATATAAAGATTGCCATTTGGAGCACTGCAAGGTCCATAAATTCTACCACCTTGAAGGGTATAAGTTCTTGTTCCCAAATTTTCTGGAATATTTGCAACTCCAGGTATATTGATATAGTGGAATATACCAGATTCTTCGGATGTTGTAATTGTTAGATTAACATTTCCTACATATTGGACTAAATCCAAATAAATTCCAGTTCCATTCCAACCAGAAACAGTTATTGTTTGTGTTGGATTTGGAGATGGATATATTGCAATAGAATTCCTACCATCTCTCAATAGGTTTCCATTGGCATACCACTGGTAAGTTAAACTACTATTTGTAGCATCAGTCGCATTAGCACCTATACTAAATTTTGCAGATGCTCCCTGAGCAATTGGTGTGTCTATTGGTTGAGTTGTGATTCCAATATTTGGACGCATTCCCAACGTTACAATATTAGAATCTAAAGATTCGTTGATAGCATTACCTGTAGATCTTCCAACACCATATGCTGAGTTAACATAATCAGCTCTTAGGAAGAATTTTCTTCCGTTGTCTTGTGGAGATTTAAGTCCGGATAAAATTAGGAATGTAGTAGCTGATCCAACAATTGATGAGGAATCTGAAAGTTGTCCTATTCCAACTTCATGCCAATGATACTCAATATATCCAGTATTTTCTGCTGGGTTTATTGGAGATTGTGCTGGGAATGTTGCCGTTGCAATACCAACAAACCCAGCAGTTCCTCCATCACAGAAAGAAGTTGATAGTGGCTGTAAAGTATTGGATCCTGTAAATGAAAGAACAGGACCGTTTAATTCGATTGTAGTCGGGATACTGTTAAAAAATCCTATCATAGCGCGAAATTCTGTCCTCCAACAACACCGTACCAAGAAGTTCCGCCGTCGAATGTCTTGAATGAATATATATCAGTTTTATTTGCTATCGTGGTGACAATTGGTTTTACTCCTCCACCACTCCAGTATACGTTCACATTTCCACCAACATTATTCTTAAAGTAAGTACTAATTCCTGCAACTGCATATGGAGTTGATCCTTGAGTAACAAGAATATTGAATGATGTAGATCCAGATGGACAATTTAAAATTGTAAACTGATTGATAGCACTATTAACTGTCAAAGTAAAGGTTTGTGCCTGCGAAAGATCAACATTGACATTATTTGCAGAGATCGATAATGCACTTACTTGTTCAGAGTAAGTCTTAAACTTAACCGATCCTTCAATATCTAGCTTAGCTCTTGCAGATAAAGTTCCAATACCAATTTGTTGTGAAGAATTTGTTGTAATTACTGTTCCACCAGCACCAACAATTAGAGTTGAAGCAGTAATAATTCCAGAACGAATATTACTTGAAGAGCTATCAAGTCTATATGAAGTTGCTGTTAGCATCCCACCAACAGTAAGATCAGAAGTTACAGTAAATCCAGCAAATACTGCTCTACTATTCACATAAAGTGCAGTTGTTGCAGATCCTGGAGATCCCAACTCAAGATTAAACTTAGGAACGGTTGTTCCAATACCAACATTTGAAAGATAGGTATTCCAGATTCCAGTTCCAAGTCCAGAAGCAACATTACTCCATCCGCTTGCTTCAACTGATAGATTTACTAATCCACTACCATCACCAATGAAGTTTCTAGCATAACAAGTTCCCGCAATGTTTGTATTTCCCTCCACATTTAATTTGAAGAGATTTGCGGTTGTTCCAATTCCAACACCAGTTCCGTCTACACAGAAAAGTGAAGATGCAGATCCAACTCTTAATGTGCAATTTCCAGGTGAAGTTGTTGCTATGCCAACTTTGTCAAAGATGCCAATCGTAGAATTCTTATCAACGCTGATGGGTCCAAAACGATACCAATCATTTTCAGCAGTGTAAACCCATCCAAGATATCCACCTCTGTTTGGATTTTCAAAGTAAACAACATCTCCTGGGTTTCCAGAAACTGTTGGAGTTGCAATTCCTACAGTATACTTTCTTGAAACAACAGAATCTCCTTGTAGGTATATGAGATTTGCTTCAATACCCTTGTCTGAGGTTGATGTTAATTTGTTGCTAAAGACAACTGGACCGTTAAACTGAGATAGTGACTTATTATCCTCTCCACCATCAACAATTATTGAGCGACTGAAGGATCCCTCTACTGGGAAAATGACGTTAATTGATGGAGAATTTCCAATATCTTCACCAGTTACAGTACGAATTGGGGTATCAAAAATTTCTTCTTGTCCAGTAACAGTACTGAGTCTCTTATTACCAGAATATGAAATACCTCTATCATTCATTCCAGTATAGAAGTTAATACCTCCATCTGATCTGGTTGATTGTGAAAGAAGTTCTTCTTGTGCAGAGAGTGAACGATCCTGCTTATCTGGGAAGGCAGTTGAATAGTTTCCAGGACCAAATCCAAGATATTCAAACGTATGTCCAGAAGCTCTGTTAATTGAGTGTCTTCTAAGTTCAGTTGGTTGAATCTGAATTCTTCTTACGATAGATCCAATAAAGTGCTCAGTAGATTTTGTTCCAAGTACTCCACGGAAAACATAAATTGGGTTGACTAATGCACTAGGAGATCCAGATAGACTGATGTTTTTAATTCTCATAATCTCATCATCAACCTGAATATAATCTCCAGTTTGAATGTCAAGATTGTTGATGTTTGTAATATTGATCTGATCAGTAGTAGGAGTTGAAATATTTGCAGATAATGTAGTTGTGATTCCAGCATAATTTGGAACCATTCTACCATTTATGCTCTCATTTTCTGCACTGATAGTTCCATCATTAGAGGTTATACCTTCACGGTAAACATATCCAGTTCCAGAATAAGGTGGAACAGAACTAGCAGTTCCAACATATACTGTAAATGAAGTTAGATTGACATTTTCCTGTACAATAAAATCTCCATTGTACAGCGATTGATCTACACCACTCAATCTGACTTTGCTATCAATTCTTAATCCGTGTGCAGTGGTTGTTGTTACAGTTGCAATACCAGTAGTATTGTTGTAATCTAACGAAGAAACATTTAATGTAGGACCAATTCCATAGACTACAGAATTTGATGTAATTGTTGCACCAAGTCCAAGGGTACTTACATTTCGAATTGTTGAGGCAGATGAAACTGTAAATTCCTTAATTGATCCAACATCAATATTGGTAATTCTATAAATCGTATTAAATTTCTGATTAGAATCTGAAGAAATACCAGAAATACGAACAGTATCACCAATGTTATTATAAATGTTTTCAACTCTTACAACTGCTCCAGAATAACCTGTAGTTGTTGCAATACCAACAACAGCAAGAGTGTTTCCAATTCCATATGCAGAACCACCATCCATAATACGGATGTCTATGATTCCACCGAAGGAGTCTACACTGATCTTAGCAGTTGCATTCTGTCCAGTGGTTGAGGTTCCAATGCCAACCAATTTGGCATTATACAGATCGCCTGCAATACCTGTTCCATATCCAGCTCCACTATTTGCAATACTGACTCTAACAATTCTATTAAATCCGTGATCTATAGAAGTGTAAATCGTATGAGTGGTGGCAGCACCTGCACCAGAATCTACTGAGATTAAGTTAGTAACACCAACTCCAATATCAGCATCCTTTAATAGTTTTGTAACGGTTTCCTTTGTAATGCTCTTGCGAACATCGTTTACATTAACTTCTCCGATAAGAGCAGAGTTTGCAAAACATCTTGATTCGGTTGGATCCGAAGATGGGTTGTCTCTATCAGTTTGTGGGTAGAGTTCTTTTACTGGTTGAGAGAACTTCTTCTCAATAAAAGGAGAAACCGTAGGAGAGTTTGAAGAGTTAACAACTGTCAGATAGTAAATACCATCTTGAGTTCCAGGAACATATTTTTGAGCTTCCTGAGTTCTATAAACGTAATAAGTATTTTGATATCTCTTTCTCTTATAATATGGGAGATTTGTATCTCTGATGTTTACATTGCTTGTAAAATCTCCAGGACTTGTTGTAATTCCAACTACAAATTCTCTTGCACTTGCGATTCCAGTTACGTTAAAGATTCCATTATATCCACTATTTCCAACTCCAAGTGGATTGGAAGAACTCTTAATATTGATAAGTTCAACCTGGGATCCAACAGAAAGATTGTGAGGTAATTCTGTCAGAATATTTGCGGTAGAAGCATTCCAATTTGCATTCGCAATAAATCTAAAGTTTCTTTGCTGGTTAATATTTGTAAGAGATCCTGTTCCAAAGTAGGTTTGAATCTCTCCAGCAGTCGATCCAATTGAAGTATTCGATTCTTGGATAATATATCCATCAGTTACTGGTCTTGATACTGGTACTCCAGAGGAAGCTGGAATTACATATCTTAAACGATAGATTGTATCTGTTGAATTACGATTATCTTGTTGTCTATTAATGAAAGTTCTTGGTGTAGCATTTCCAAGAGCAGTTACTCCCAATCCAATTAAAGTACCATAAATTGAATTTTCAGTTGATGCAGTGGCTACCTTTACATACCACTGTCCAAGGGATGAATCATACTGAATTGGGTGTCCAATATCACCAGAAATTTTATCAGATACTCTACTTACAATCTTAAGAGTTCCACCCTTCTCATTGATTGAAATTTCATTACCACTTATAGCTTCATTTCTTGTCTTTGCAATCTTGATCTGAGTGTTTGTGGTAATTCCAGAATCACTGGTAATTGCATAATAAACTGAATTTGGATTCAATCCATCTGGCAATTGTCCACTGTCACTTAGAATTCTAATTGATTCTCCATTAGCAAATGTATGCGCCTGAGTTAATGTTGCAACATTTGAAGTAATACTATTAATTCCACCTGGAGATCTATTCACATAGAAAACTTTCTCAGAAGTATCCTGAGAATTTTGCATTACAATACGGGAACTGTATTGTGTTACAGATCCACCAATAGAAATAAGAACATTTAGATTATCATTTTCTTTTGCACCAATTCTATATCCTTCAATTACATTTTCTGGTGGAACATCAGAGTTAGTTTGATTGTATAAGTACAATCTCTCGGTAGTTGTTCCAACACCAACAGTAGATGAAACATCAATTGCATTAAACTCAATTGATGTAATTGGAGTTGTAATTTCTTTTGGTGGAATAATGTGGGTTATGTATCCAACATCATCCTGGGAGTATGCATTTTGGCGATATCCTGTTGCAACAAGTGCTTTGGCACCAAAGTTAGAGTTTGAGTTGGTGATAGACATATCACCACCAGACTCAACAAGAAAATGCTCAGCAAAACCAATAGCAAAAACAGATACGTTCTGAATGAACGCATCATTTGAGGCTTTAATATGATAGTTTGCGTATGCTGGTTTGAATACTGATCTTGAATTTGTTCCTAGGCTATCATTTCCTGGGACTGAACTATCTTGATATGTGCCTGTAATTTGATCGTAGATTACGAATGCATTATCATCTTTCTGAAGTCCAATGCCAGTGAACTGAGCAACAACCATGGACTTAAATCCTGTTGCTCTGCTACCATCAGCATGAAGTCCGCACATACCATAAACGGATCTCAGAGATACGTTAAAGATGTATGGAGATGCAGAAGTTACTGTATCAGAATTAAGAGTTAAGATTGATCCAGTAACAGATGGCAATGCAACAGAAGGAGCATTCTGTACCTTATATTGTAATACAGTATCACTTAATCTTTCACTAACAACAAATTGTCCATCATATCCTTCTGCAGTAATTCCATTAATTCTGAATGGAGTATCTACATCAAGTCCAGAAAGTACTGATGTTGTGGTAACAGTAATCGTGGTTGTACTTGTTGTGCCGTCACCCGATTTAATGCTAGTAATACCAACACTAGCTCCTGTAGAACCAACAATACGATATTCATCAATCTTAGGTTGAATATCTATATTTGGATCTGGATAATCTGGTTCAATTGCACGTCCACTGGATTGTCCATATGCTAATCCAACCTTTTCGTAATAAATGTCAAGATCTGTACGATCTGCACGATAATTGTTGATAAAGGTATCATTAATTACGACGTTGTTTACGCCATCAGCATATTCAAATGATGTTAGTTTGTGGTGAGAGAAATTGGGAACAAAAGGATTGCTAGTATAATCAACATAACAAGTTCCATTTGGATCTGCATCAAAAATAGAAAACTGCCAGAAGTAACAACTTCCAGTTACTCTAAAGATAGCAGATCTTTCAATTTCATCATTAGTTGGATTTGGAACATACTTAGGACGAATTTTAGTCTTACGTAGATCTAAACCAACAATAGAAGTGCCTCTGGGTATAATAACACCACCATAAACACTATTCAGTTTATATAAAGCATTATCCGCAGCATTTAAATCAAAGTTTGTAGTTAAATCCCAAGAAGAGAAATCTGTTGTTGTAGCTCCGTTTCTCAACCTAAAATTATTTACACCATCAGGAATCCATCCAGGACGGTTATCTACAATATGATCACCAGGATAAAGAAGAATAGTTGTTTGTCCGAATCTATCGTTCTTTAATCCTCTCTGATATGAAAATCTTGATGCCTCAGCTAGTGCTCTTTGAATTGTTTTAAATGGACGGGCTAAAGAGTTACCCTGATTTTCAATACTGTCTGTAGAGTCTAGATCATTAGGGTTAACATAAAGAATATTTCCGCGAACATTCTTTAAAAAATTATCTAATCTGGAGAGACCCATTTTATTAGTTCTTATAGTTTCCGTTATGGATTATTTATCATACAACAAAACCTTCTTATCTCTTTTTATTTCCCCAAGTTGGAGTTTGTGTATGACAGTTTGGACATAAAAATCTCAAGTTCTCCAATCTATTGTCATTATTAATTCCATTAATATGATCCAATTGTAACGATAATGGATTTCCAAACCACTCAAAAATACTACACTTTGAGCATTTATATTCTAACAAATTTTCCTTTATTATTTTTCTTTTCAAATCTTTCCTTTCATAAGTAGATTTTTCACTAAAAATTTCTTCATTTGTTTTTTTAATAGTAAATCCGACTTTTCTGAATAAATGTGGATAATTTTCAAAATTTATATTTCTTTTACTTAGATTATTTTTTACTACAGAGTAAACTCTACTACTTTTATTTTTGTATCCAACTTTTTTACAAAATTCCCAAATAGAATAACTATCAGATAAAAATTCTTTTATTTGATTATCAGTAAAATTGTTTAATAACATAAGAAAAAAGCATACTAACCTATTTAGGAAAGTATGCTTTTATATAGCACATAAAGTGCGACTTCCTTCACACCTTTATATATTACCATACTTTTCTTCTTTCCACAAGAGGTTCAGCGTTTTATCGAATACCATAAGATAGCGATGTTTACGACTGCGATCATGCCACTCACCATCAGCGCCGCGAACACTACCTCTTGAATGTTTTGTACCATCAGCATAGTAGAAATCTTTCTTTGGTGCTGTTAAACCGTAGTACTTAAAATTACAAGCTCGGTATATAATTCCAGTGTGGTGATTAGAGTCAGCATAACTAAGAATAGCACGAACTGTGGCATCTTTTTTAAACCTCTTGATACAGCGACTTACAAACCAGGATGTAATATTATATTCTTTTTTCTGTATTTCTGGATGAATGCAGAGACGGGAAAGTTCATAAAGTCCATCTTGTTGATGTCTTTCCAATCCAAAAGCACTTACTGCTATTTCTGGGACGGGTATTTTAGTAAAGATACAAGCAGCAAAGGAGCCACCCACATGGAGAACATCAGAACTATCGGATTTGAAAAGTCCATAGTTATATCCTGACTTAAAATCTTTAGATTCGTCTTTTAGATAATGGTAAGTATAAAGTAAATTTTTTACTTCATCCTTACTAACCCTATCTATATAAAAATCCGATTTCATTTAAGTATTATTACTCATTTTGTTTGCATTCTAACATATATTCTACTGTGCTTGCTACATCATTCATAGCATCACGAAGAAATGGTTGTTGTCCCGATTCTTGCCTGCGAATAGGACGCGAACTGTCAGTAAGAGTCCAACGCCATTGCTTCATAGACTCACAATACCAAAGTTTAATGTTCATTTTGGAGTTTTAAAGAACTCAGAGCCCCCGATCTGATTCGAACAGACGACCAACGGTTTACAAAACCGTTGCTCTACCACTGAGCTACAAGGGCAAATTAGTCTACAGGTAACATTTCTGGATTTTCCAGTTCAAGATCAAACAACATAGGATGACATTCTTCATCAATCAAATAGAATGATGTTTTATATAAATCCTCTGGTTCAAACCTTCTTTCGTTATCTGCAATTTTTACTAGTTCCAGATCATAGATTGAATTATCTGGAAGTTCGTCAAAAGTAAACGGAACTTGATTTATAAAGTACATAAGGACAATTTGAGTTCCTTTATCATACCAACAATAACTGGTATCAATTTTGTACTTCATAGGATGTTTCCTACTTTTGTTTATTTATTCCTACCACGATAGGTAGGAGTTTGTGCGTGGCAATTAGGACATAGCAAACGAAGATTTTCTAAACGATTATCACGATTGTTCCCGTTAATATGGTCCAATTCAATTGGAGTAGGTTTTCCTCTCCACTCTATTATATCACATTCTTCGCATCTGTGTTGTTTTGTACCTTCTGCGATAAGTCTTAATTTAAGTTTGTATGATTGATGATAAGAATCTTCTGTTAAATAATATTCAATTGGTTTAGTTGTATGTTTATGAGTTTGTCCTTTCAACCAACCCATACCAGTGAAATGTGAAGTATCAAGATTTAATCTTTTAATTTTGTCTCTTGCTACTTTGTAGTTTCCTCCTGCTTCTTTAACTCCTATTTTGGATAGGACTTGACGAACACTTGTAGAAGTTTTTACTGCTTCTATAAATTGCTCTTCAGTATATTTAGAAGACATACATTAAAAGGTAAAGTTAATATTATTTATATAACTTTACCTTTTAATAGGAGTGGTGGGACTCGAACCCACACTGTAATGATTTTAAGTCATTTGCCTGCTGCCAATTGGGCTACACTCCCATAAAAAACTCAGAGTAAACTGAGTTGACTGTTACATTCTACCATATAAGTTGGAGGATGTAAACGGCAGTATTCGTTGAACGTAATCTTCATTTCTTTATTAGTGAGATTACAGTTCTCTGCCGCTTTTGGAACGTTCCACTTTGCAGTGAAGAGCATTTCCATTGATTCTCTTGTTTCTTTCCTCATAGTGGATTTGCGTAAGAAAGAGTGCTTTCGTCAAGTGTACTACGAACAAAGTCTAGTACACTCATAAACTCATCAACAGTATCACAGGACACTTGCTTTTCCGATCCTTCGCTGGAATAAAGGTAGACGGTGCGCTTGAGAGGATCTACCACACAACGGGACAGGTACTCGCCTTGCATTCGGTTCGTTTCGTGATTACCCAAGTATCATAGCAGGGCGGGCTGCCCGTGTCAAGCCCTTCCCCCATTGATCACGTACTCTCGGTTGTCTCCTGGATAATCGTTAGGACTTGTTCCTTCATATTCTGCAATATTTTTAGTAACATCCTTTCTTTCACCATAAACAACATATGTGCAATTGATGGCTCCTCCTGCATTATTTTTAACAATGATGCGAGTTCCCCATTCAATCTTTTCCACAAACAACTCTTGATATGATCCAATAGAAGTTAAGGTTACTCCTATTGTTTCTGGATTAACAAGCTCCCTCCAATAATCTGGAAGTTGAATAACAGTATTATTCTCCAATTTACCTCTTAAATATACCTCTGCCTCAGGTCCTTCAAGGCAAATATATCTAAGACGATATCCATCTTTAGTTGGGTGTGGAATATCAAAAGATTTCTTGGAATCCCAATATGGAGCTTTTACAGATAAGATGCCACCAGCCCATTTTAGATCTGTACACTGCACATAATCATGTCTTCTAATGGGACAAGCATCGTCTGGATATTGTCTATCTCCCGTCCAGGGATAAACGGGATATCTCCAATTTGAAGTAGGAATACCTTCCCATTCCCCATCACAAGCTTTTCTTCCATCTTGACGGGGTATAAAATTAAAATCTGTCATAGTTCTTCTCAGTTTTTACGAACATCATAATTCCACCCAACAACAGAATATTCTTCATTATTTCCTGGGTAATCTGCTGGAGTTTCTCCTTCATATTCTGCTATTAAACTTTCTCCGTCCTTCCTTTCTCCAAAAATATGGTAGAAGCAATTGATTGGCATTCCGCCCTTGGATTGAAGATAAACCTTTTCAGAATCAATTCTTTTCACAATTACATCCTGATGTGCTCCAATAGGAGTAAGTGATACGCTTACAGTATCTTGATCGACTAAATCTTTCCAATACTCAGGAAGCTCAATCTCAGTTCTATTTAAAACTCTTCCTCTTACATATACATCATTTGAAGGACCCTCTAAACAAGTATGGCGAAGTCTCCATCCAGGTTTATTTGGGTGAGGAATATCAAAATTCTTTTTTGCTGAAAGAATGTGAGTACCACAGCGAGACATAACTTCTCCCTGAGCAACAACATTTCTTCCTGCATAGATGTTTTGACTTGCATCCAAGTTATCAAAAATTGCAGCATCTCCAGAAACTACAAGAGAATATGGAGAATTATTCATTCCACAAACTGCACCAGGAATGGGAACTTGTGTGGCATCACTATTCGATAAAGGACCAACCATCAAAGTAGCATAAACCGCAGGAAACTCCCCTGCTGTACCAACAATCTGAGGTCCTTCAACAAATGCAGATCCTCTAATTTTTGTAGGACCTACACCTAAAGCAATTGGAGAACCTGCTCCAACCATCACCTGTCCACCAGATGCAATATCATCCATCAAAAATGCCATTGTTTCTTCTCCTTAACCTTGCTGTTTACTTTGGAATCTCTTCCCACCAACTTTAGAATCTCTAACTGCAACCGCATCAGTTACTCCACGAATCATAGAACTATAGATTTGCATACAAGTATTTGCAACAATTTCTGCCGATCCAGGAGTTGCCAATCTATATAGAGACTTGGCATCAATGGAAACTTTTTTAGCATCCATCTTAATCAATTCAGTAGCAGTTAGTGAAATGTTTCCTTTCGATCCACCTTCACCAACCGCCTTAATAATTACATCTTCTGCCTGAAGAATGATTTTTCCTTTAGTGGCAACAAGTTGAATATTTCCATTTACGGCATTAATCCAACAGGTATCTTCTGCTTCACTTTTATCATCTCCACAACGAAGAGCAAAGTTTCCAGGAGCTGCAACAATCGTAGATCCTTTTCTTTTATCCCCATCTTTTTCTAAAGTGATATGATGTCTACCATCAGACGCTTGAAGTAAAACATCTGAGGTGACATCTCCATTTTTATGAAGATGTCCGAAGCTTATTGATCCGTGATCATTACCATATCGAGTTGCAGTATAATTTCTTTGCGAAGTTGAAGTAGTATCAGTACCTATTCTTGTATTTTTTCTATTTTGTGGGGTTGCCATTATAAATCACGTTGTTTCTACTATTTACTTAGGTTTCTGATATTGTATTTGGAGTTCCTGGAATATTAAGTTGGGGATTATTGCTAGAAACATCAGTACCAGATCTGGGAATAGCACTTGGAGCAGTTGTAACTCTTCCAGTGATGCTTTCTTGTAGAGTATCGTAAACTTGTACAAGTTTTCCTGGAGTTTCATAGTATCCTGCATACTTAAGTCCATCCTTATAGAAGACAGCACCGTAGTAAGATCTTCCATCAATATATCCAGTCTGCTTAAGTCCAACCAAATCAGTAACTTGGATAATTTGATTTGCAGGAGCTTCAATAGGATCTCGAACAATTTCAAAAACAGGAGCAAATTCTACATTTACTCCAGTATCAGAAGGCATAGTAATTGAAGGATAAGAAGTAAATCCACCAGTACCTTTATCCAAAACAGTAACTGATTGAATTCTTCCGAATGAATCGCAAGTATAATCAAGTTTTACTCCATTATTTGGAGTAATTACTATTTGATCTACACCACAATTATAATTGATTCCTGGATTTTTTACAACAATATTTTTTAATTTTAAAATTACATCATAGTTGTTTGGATCTGGTGTTGGAGTCAGATATCCATTTCCAGGATCTTCAACAATTACATCGACAACTACACCTCTTCCACTTCTCTTTCTTCTGCATGGGGGTGGAATCATAACAGCAGAAGCTGCCATAGGATTTCCTCCAGCCCAAGATTGTTGAGTAGATGCTTCAGATACATTTACAATTCTTTCTATTAAGAGAGCTGCACCTGTTGGATTATTTTTAAATATATTTGTTCTGTCGGGAATATTTGTAAGTTCAATTGTAATATCATAAGATCCTTTTGAGACATAAGTTTTGATTAAATTAGGATCACCAAAGAAACTTGTTGTTCTTTGAACTTCTTTATTACCAATTTTTAAAATAGCAATATTATCTGCTTGGAATTTGATATCATAATCACCACTCTCAGGGAAAGTAACATTTTTCCAAGTCAAAGTGTGCAATCCGTTAATTCTTCTGTCAGAGTCAGAAATACTTCTGAAAACTTTTGGAGAAACGGAATAATCATTCATAAAACTTCCCCAACCTTTTCCGTTTGAACCACCAGTAGTCTGAATATGGTGGAACAGAGTTGGACCTTGATAAGTAATTTGAGAAGTGCTTGTTTGATTTGCAGAAACTGTAGAGGAAGAATCGTAACGGAAAATCAAATCATATGTGCTTCTTCCACTAGGCGCTTTTCTTTTATTACTTGAAGTAAATAATCCCCTATTTGTAGTAATCTGAATATCATTATTGTCATTTGCGGATCCAATATGATCTGCAAAGATTTTATTTGAAGTTCCTATGCTACCCTCTTTATTTTTTGTTCCCTGTTGAATTAATCCTTGTTCAGAATATTTAAAGACTTTTAAATCAGATTTTGCAGTTACCTTATAATTTACATTTGGCAATATGGTAATCTTTTCAACTCTAGTTTGTTTTGATTTTTGTGCTCCATTGATAGTAAAGGTGTGTCTTCCATCTTCCGATACAAAAGTAAAGGCTAGGTTGTCAGTTTTTCCACCCTGTCCATAGACAGTAAAATCAATCTCAGTATCTTTAGGTAAAGCAGATTGCCAATCTTTAGTACTAAAGATTTTTTGATTTACATTTGTTGTCGTAATTATTGGTTGATTATAAACCTCAATTTCTATAGTATGCTTTCCTTTTCTTATAAACTTCTTCGTTATCGTTGGGTTATTGTTTCTGAATCCCTGCAGATCTATTATCTTTTCACCATCAACAAAGAGTTTTCCTTTATTATCTGCAGTTCCTTTGAATCCATAGTAACCATCATAAGGAACATCAATTGTCCAAGAATTCTTAAAAGTTAAACCTGCTCTATCACTACCAGGAGTGTCTAAAGGTGGAACTGGAGATAATGCATAGCGATTCGTAAATTTACTCCATGCATTTCCTGCAGTATAAACTACAGGATACCATTGTTGTGCCGCACCAGGAAATCTAGTCGTCCAGAAAGGATTTGGTGGACAAGGACCTTCTTGAGTTGGTAAAGGTTCTTTAGGAATAGGTGCTTTTGGAGATTCAATAGTTAAAGAAACTCCCATTGGATTTTGATTCCAAGAGTTTTCAATTACTCCCAATAATGGAGTTTGTAATGGAGTATCTGTGGATGGATCATAAACATAAACAAGATCGTAAGTGCTTCTTTTGTTTTCCCCTTTTGCTTTTCTTTTATTGCTTGAAAAAAATCTTCCAAGATTTGAAGTAACTTGTATATCATCATTATCATTAGCGGATCCAGTATAATCCGCAAAGATTTTATTTGAACTTCCAAGTCCACCTTCAGTATTTTTTGTTCCTTGCTGAATTAATCCCTGCTCAGTGACTCTATACTTTGTATTATTTTCCTTTGAGGTTACTTTATAACGGACTCCAGGACGTATCTTGATTTTTTCTACTCTAGTTTCCTTCGATTTTCTTGCCCCATTAATTGTGAAAGAATCTTTACCATCTTCAGAAACAAAAGAGAATGCCAATGTATTTGTGCTTCCACCCTGTCCATAGACTGTAAAATCAACAATCTCAGTGGATTTTGGTGATGATGGAAGAGGTTTATTGGTTAATTCTAACTTAACGCTATGCTTTCCACGATTATATTTTTTTTGAATCGTTGTTGGACTATTTGCAAATCCTTGTAAATCACCAACTAAATTATCATCAATATAAAGTTTTCCTTCATTATCACAAGATCCTCTAAAAATATAATCTCCATCATATGGAAACTCTAAATTATACTCAATATTAAAGGTTACATTCGCATAATCACTTCCTGGAGTATCTGATGGGGGAACAGGAGAAATTGCATAGGTGTTCATGAAAGAACTCCATGCAGAGGAACCATCAGGTTTTTTTATATTAGCTGGACAAATTACATCAATTTTATTTGAAAATGTCTGTCCCTTTGATGACGTAATAGAATAAGGTTTATTTTTTCTTGTTGTAAAGAATGGATTATTTTCTGACAGTAAATATTTTTGATATTTCTCAATCTCCTTTCTAATAGGATCCTCATACGTGTTGGTGTATTTTGTAGGATCCCAAGATCCTAAGTCTTCCCCATTAGGACCCCATCGTGTCCCATATCCTTCTTCAGTATCATCACATATTTCATACTCCTCAAAGTCTTCTTCATCAGTAAAGACTTCATATTCATCAACAGTTGTTCCTAGAACAGCTACGAGTTTGCTTCCACTACCATAATAACAATCATCCTGCACACCAATAAGTGGAGCATATTGATATCCATATCCCCCAGAAATTAAGTCTACTCCAAGAATAGCTCCATCTGAACCTATAATTGGATTTCCTGCTGCAGCAATTCCTCCTCCACCAAAGAAATTAATTGTTGGAGGTCCACATTCTTTGAAGGTTTGTATTCCAGGACAACTATTGGTATCTGTTACTAAAATATCAGTATTTAATCTATTAACTTCATTAATGGTTAGAAACTCAATTTTTCCTCTATTTTTTCTAACAATAAAGGTAGTGCCTGGATTTTTTTGCGCATAATTATTTGCTTCACAAATAGAAACTCCATCAACAAATCCTAATTTAGGATCTATATATCCAATTTTAATTTGATCTCTATTTAGTGGAGCATTAAAATTGCTTGGCATTGTGTATTATATCAATTCTCTTCTGTTATTAAAATTATTTATTAGCAAAGCTTAAGATCAATTTGATTGCTAAATGGTGTTGCAAAATCAGCATCACCAAAAGATGGAGCAGAAATACCACTAAACTTAGGCAATGAAGCGTCAATATTTGATAGTAATGGGATATTACACTCAGTTGCAGCAGTTCCTCCAGATTGAATTTGATAGTAATCAGATACCGCACAGTCTGGCATCAAATCACAACCAAAGAAAGTTGGTTTAGTGTTTATGAAATTTAAGGCAGCACTAATTGATGAACTAATGCTACTAATAATTTGATTGATAGAAGAAAGAAATTGTCCAGCTTCTCCTAAAGCTTGCTGAATATCTGATAGAAATTCATTAATATTTGTCAAGAAAGAATCTACAGATTCGGTAATTACCTGGCTATTCTGAGATACTACTTTTGCAACTAAGTTTTCTACAGAGCATATGGGAGTATTTGTCGCATATCCAGATCCGTTTGGTTTTTTATTGGAAAACTCTTCAGCTTGAGATCCATTTGAAGGATAAGTATCTTTAATGTTAATAGATTCTTCAAGTTGCTGTTGGATTTGTCCGCAAAGACTATTGAGAATATTGTTAAAGATGCAGGTGATTATTTCTGTGAAAGTATTTTTAATATCAAAATATTGATTTCTTTGATTTGGTTGAAGTAAATCAACTGTTGGCGCTAATGATTTATTTGTTGTCTTTAAGATAAACTCCATTAACTTATCAAACAATATCTTCATGTACTTTGCAATTTCACAGGCGGCATTTGATATCAGTCTTTGTATATCAGATACAACTGTCGATACTGCATCAATATAGTTTTGTGCTGCCTGCAAAATTTTATCAACATCTTTAGTAAGTTCATCTATAATAGTTTGAATCGCCTTCATGGCAGATCCAGGAAAATCACATATGTTTACTAATACAGTCTTCTTTAAATAGAGATCATTCCTTTTAGTATCTGCGTTACTTTGTTGATGAACAGCATCAACATTTTCCTTAGTTACTCCTTCCGATCTATCAACGGTTAATCCTTCATCAGGAACTTTGATATAAGGATCTTTATTCCCACTTGCAGGAGTAGCAAATCCACTAGTTGAGGAATAGTTTGTCTTTGTAGTCCCTATCTTAGTTCCTAGTGCAGTTTGTACATTACTGCCAAGAACTCCCATGATAACAGGAACCTGTTGCTCCTGTCCATCTAAGAAAAATCCAAAAACAAAATTACCCTGTCTTAATTGTGATGTAGCTCCAGCATTAGACTGTCCACCACCACTAGTGATGGGATACATCACTTGAGCCCAGGGAAGTTGATCAGAAGGAATTGTAGTTTCCTCTTGATCGTGAAGTCCTATAATTCTTACTTTATACCTACGTCCCCATCCAGGAGTTTGATCTTTCCTAGCATATTTTCCTGGGAGCATGTTGTCTCTCCAGGTATCATCACTAGCAATTTGCCCAACCCACCAATGAAAACCACCTGATCCCAGGAACCCTGGATTATATAAAGAACTTTCTTCCATTAATCCTCATAAATTCTACATTCTAGTGCTTCTGGATTCTCATCACAATAAAGTTCCAATGCTGTAGGATCGTGATCATCATTGGGATGATTTGTCTGATAATTTTGCAGAGAACCAAGTTCATCCTCTAAATGACGACGACGTTGAGAACTGGTATTTGGATTATCCAATTCATTTTTATCGTCATTAATATGTTGCTGAAGTGTTCGATCCATGGGAACACGCAAAAATGTCAATATTATTTATTATACCTGTCTACCAAAAGATTCTCTTACAAGATTTGCACTCGTATATGTTTCTCTTTGTGTAATATAATGACAAATATCAGAAATTAGATATTTTCCCCCATACTGTTGATTGACATCAGGATTTTCTGAATTTTCAATCTTAGGACTATCAATAAAAATAGTATCGCCAGCACTCAATTTAAATAATCCAGGAATTGTTATACTTGCTTTAGAAGAAAACAAATTATTATATCTCATTGTAGATTGATTAAGTATATCACTTTCTTCAAGATTTTTATCTTGGGATTTTTTAATTTGTTGTTGAGTATTTCCAGTGGGCAAACTTCCAGTATCAATCAAAACGTATGAAGTTTTTGTTGCTGCATTATTTTCTTTGTTTGGAAACTCCTTATCATTTAATTTTGGAAGCTTTTTTCCTCCAGTTTCATATGAATCTGAAGATTGCTTATTAATAATCTCATAATAGCAAGTAAAGGGATCAAACTTTACAATCTTTGTATTGAAAAGTCCCATCTTCATTTTTTTGGAGATATTACTAACTGCAGAATCAACATTGTAATCTACAATTTTTCCATCATATCCTGGTGGAATTTTTGTACCCCCACCATCTGTACTAGTGTTGTATATTAATTTTGTTTTTGGTTCTTGCTTCATCAAAGAATCTATAGACTTATACTTAAATCCAGAATCAGTTTCAAAGAAGAAGTATCCAGCAGTTTCTCCTTTACCTCCACCTGTCGATGGAATAGATTTCTTTGACAGCCAAGTACAGACATACAGTGGTTTTTTATTGTTCCCCAAAAAGTTATAAAGATTTACAGTTTGTTCGATATCAATATTTTTTTGTGTCTGCAATCCAAATGGTGGAGCATCTGTAAGTATTCTTCTTACATGATCCGATAATTTTCCATCGTATCTCTTTCTAACTCTAACTTGTTCATTTAAAATGTATTCCCTTGAAACTAAGTCAAGGGCAACCATTTGCTTATTATAATCATTATATTGTGGATGTACAGAATTTACATATAAAGTTACTTTCTTTTTTCCTTCTACATTATCAACAATTTCTATCTCTACTCTTTCCTGTCCTACGAGTGGTAGTCCTTCGAGAACAGTTGTATCGTTAATACTTCCCTTAGAATCAACGTAGATTATAGTAACTTTAACACTATCCTGAAGAATACTTTCATAATATTTTAACTCAAATATTCCTGGTATTAAATTCACCTCCCCACCTTCATTACCATATACTTTACAGGTAACTATATTTGAAGATGAAGCTGATTTTGAAATTAATGGATTCGACATTTTATTTTTATTTGTATTTACCCAGGTAAGCGATCAAGAATTTCAAAATGATCATGTCCACTTGATCCACCCATACCACCCATGGCAATTGGAACAAGTTTTTGTCCACCCATAAAGGGATAGTCCATATCTTGAGATGAATCATCTTCAATAATAATGTTTTGAGGAGATCCATCATCATATGACATATATGATTGAATTACCGCTAAAGCTCCTGAGACATTTTTTGCAGAGTTCAATGCTTCAAGGAATCCAGGAAGAGAACCTCTTAATGCCTCTGTTGTATTAGAATCTAATACAAATTCTCTACCTCTTTCACCAAGCATTGCATAAGTAACACCACCAACAAGTCCACCTTTTGCAAGAGCAACGTGAACATGGTTATAATGCCCAGCATTTGTTTTTTCGCCCCAATAAGATAGGGGAACTTTTTTACCATTGGCAATACCAAATCCAAGAGGAGTGTAAATTAATTGGGTTAGAGAAGAACCATAAGTCGATATCAAATGTTTTGCGAATGCCAATTGCTGAGGTGTTCCATTACCAACAGTATCATTGGAATAATCTCTTGCCCTGTTTTTTCCATGATATCCACGATCACCAGATCTGTAATCGCTAGTCATTTGTAATCCAAATTTACTTGCGATTGAAGTAAACTGATCAACAGCACTAAGTCTTCCAGTTCCTAATATACCTCCACCCAATTGTCCTCCAGATATTTTTCCACTCTTTACCGCACTTAAAGTTGCCATAACATTTGCCCAGCTGGTATGGGCTTTATTTCCAGAAGCGTATTGATCCTGATATGTCAAATTACTAGGACCTTCTGGTAATCCTCTCCAAGTTGCTGATAAGTTATGAGCAAACTGTTCGGTGCTCATTTCACCAGATTTCCATCTCTTATAACCAGCACCATCAATTAAAAGTATTGCCAATTTATTCTGATTTTCTTCATTAAAGAGATCTGTATCTGGATTTAATCCAACAGATCTTGCTCTACTCAAAACAAATTGAGGCATCTGTTGATATCTTCCCATAGCACCAGATCCACCACTTCTCAATGCAGCTTGTCTAGCTTGAGAAATTGTCATTTTACTGAGTCCGTCTATCTTGCCACCATTAACTACATCATATCCACCAACTGCCTCAACGCTAGCAATTAAATCTAAAATGGGTCCATATTCTCCTGATGTTGTTCCCTGTAAAATATCTCCTTCTCCTGTAGGCTGATCTTTTCCTTCTACTCCAGATTTTTTTTCAATTTCTTTTAGCATCAATTGCTTCATTAATTCATTAATGGTATCATCAATTTTTGATGATACACTCTCTTGAACTGATTTTGCAATTACATTTGTTAAATCCTCACCTTTCATAAACATCTCTGCATTTACTTCGCCACCGCCAGCAAAAGCACCACCAGTTCTTAATACTTCACCACTAAAAGTAGTATTGATCCAAGAATTTAATCCGACTCCAACGTTCTTATAATCTACTGAATTTGGTTTTTCTCCAAGAATAACCTTAGTAGCAATTCCAAATAAGGGTCCGAAAAATGGAATTTTGCTAGTTGTAGCATAAGATTCCTCAAGATAACCAAGAGGACTTATAAAATCTTTATTTGGAGATTTTGGAAATACTTTTTCAATCTTCTTTTCTCCCCCAACATCCTTTCCAGATTTTAATTTTGTTGGTTGAGTTTGTATTTGCCTTGTTATACTTGTAGGCTTTTTATATTTCCTTGAAGTTCTACCACCAACAACTCTACCACCTCTAGTAATTGGTTGCCCACCACCAGCCATTTTATTGCCATACATATCGTTTGTTGCTTTATTGCCATACAAACTACCAAAGGATCCTTCTTTGAGTTGAACCCCAAACATTGAGGTTACATTGTTCAGATTCTCTCTAAATTGATCACGAATTCTGGCATCAAGTTTACCAAGATTTGTTTTCTGATTTTCTTTATCCTTTGCTGATAGGAATGGATATCGAATTAACTCAATGGCATATCGGAAAGGCGCACCAACAATATCAAGAAGAACTCCAATATTTCCAAGCATGAAGTTTCCAAATCTACCTTGCTGGTATCCCAACCATAGGATTCCCTTCAGCAGAGGATTCTTTTCTTTTTCAAATGCTTTTCTTTGCTTTTCTTCTTGAGATCTGCCAAGTTTTTTAAGTTGAAAGGCACCTTCTCCAATTGCAGATGCCAACAATCCAGCACCAGCAACAATCGCACCAGCAGCACCTGCACCAATACCAGATGCCTGTCCTGCAGCTTGTCCAGCAGCAGTAGTTGCTGCTTGCTGGGCTCCTTTTTGTAGAAGTCTATCTTTAACAATATCTCTACCAATATCAAAGACTCCACCATCACCTTGATTACCTAATACAATTGCAGTTGTAATGGCTGCTTCAATTACTTTTCCAACAGCACCATTAAAGGTATCAAATATTTTAGTAAAGTTTTCTCCACCAAAAGTAGATAATTGTTTACGAGTTGAATCGTAAGCTTTATACCCCCAATCTACAAAACTAACTAATCCATTCAACAACTTGCCACTAAAATCAATAAAGAAATCAACAGCAGGTGCTAAAACTTTTGCGAATTTAGCTATTGCTGGGAGATATTCTATGAGTCTAAAGGCAACGAACCCAAGAATCATATTCACTATGAAATTTTTAATACCATCCAAAAATCCAATCTTTGGTAGTCGAAGATTGTTTGGTAATTTTTCGTTTTCTCTTGGTTTTTCTTCTAATTTTTCTTCTCTTTTCCTTCTTTTATATTCTTCTTTTGATTTATTTTCTTCCTTTTGTTTTTTTGTATCTTCAACATATTTTCTTTTAACAAGATTTTCAATTTTAATAACTTGAGTTCTAATTACTAATATTTGATTGGGACGATTTTTTGCTGGATTTAGAGATGGTTTATCCATAGAAAAATCATCTACTGGAGATGCCATTCTTTTGGCAATATCTCTAGAAACAATATTGCCAGACTTAGATGGTGGTAATAATTTTCCTACATTAATTGCCATTTATATTACCTCATTAATCCAAGAGTAGCTTCTTTGCTTCTAAATCCTGCTGGATGAGAAGCTGAAATCTTAGGCGTATTTGGAGTATTGGGCAATCCACTACTCATAAACGGATTCTTTGTTTTTGAACTTGAAGTTCTAACTACAGATGATTTTCTATTAAGAGGTTTAACTCCTCTTGATACTTTCTGTGCTGCAATAATATTTGCTGAAGAATAACTTGCTGTTCTTGATAATTGACTTTCATTTTTAATTCTAAGTTCTCTCGCTTTTAGATCATTTGATGCAGTATTATATCTTGCTCCCATCATTTTCTTAATATTTTGTTCTTCCATACCTCTTTTTCTGTAATCTTGCAGATCACTAATGGAAGTCATTCTCATTGATCTTGCATTCAGAGTTTCTTCTCTTCCCCTTGCACCTTTTGGATCCAACAAATTAGCCATTTTTTCAAGAATTCCACCTTCCCTTTGTTGGGCTCTGGCATATTCTGGTTGTCCATTACGATATCTTAAATGCCCAACAAAAATTTTCCCATTATCATCTGACATGATTCTTGTTTTGGGGAGATCTTTTTTACTATTCAGTCCCAATCCACCAACAAGTCCACCACCTCTGCCACGATATGTTTTATTGGCAGCTCCATACTTATCAATTTGTCCCGATGATCCTTTAGCATAATTTGAGGAATAAACTACATCCTTTCCTCTTGCTTGTCCAAAGTATCTGATGCCACCTATGTTTATCTCAGGTTCCCATCCAGACATTGCTGCATTTGGAACAACAATGGACTTTCTTCCACCATAAGTCGCACCAAACCCCCTTCCACTTTGAATACCAAATGATGAACCTTTAATATTAATACCTCTACCGGATGCAAGTGCCTTTTGCACTTGAAGTTGAGATTCAATTCTCTTTAATCTCTCTTCAAAATAAGTTTTTCTAAAGTCACCCCGAGTGCTTGAAGTTTCTCCAATAGATCTGTTTTGTTTAACTAATCCAGACTTCGATTCTCTTTCTGCTTCAACTCTAGTCGGTTTGCTTGCAATTAAACCACCACCAGCTGCATATGGAATACCTTTAACGATCTTTGGTTTATTTGTACCTCCTCCAGCAGCGTTCATGGATTCAAGAGTATCAACTCCATACTTTCGAACCGCACCGCGAGACATGACAAATTCGCCATCACTTAGCATTGCAGGGATTTTATCAACTCCCTTTTCGCCACTAATTAATCCTTGTGTTTGCTGTCTAAATTTATTAAATCCAAACATATCACTGAGAGATCCAAACATATTTTCGGATCCGCCCTTAAACAAAGATCCAAAATTTGCAAATCCTCCTCCAGCAAACTTGGCAGTTTCTCCTTTATCTCCACCAATTCCAGTAAATTTTTCAATGCCACCACTGAGAGCCATGGTAGCACCAACAGTAGCTGCTGTTTCAACTCCAGCAACTGCAAGTTTTCCATATTTTCCACCAAGGAATCCCGCAAGTTTCCCAGCTTTTCCAATACCTGCTTTTGCTAATAAAGCTACAGCAGCTCTAGCAAGTAATGCACCACCTCTTACAACGATAGAAATCAATCCTCTGGCAAACTTGCCAAAAGAAGTTCCAAACATTATATAAAGACTTAGAAGTTTGGGCCAGTGATCACCTAAGAATCTAAAAACAGATTTTAATTTATCTTGATTCTTAGGATCTGCTAACCATTCCAAAAGCTTATATGTCACTCTTGCCCAGAACATCTTCATCAAGAAATCAATAATTGAAGATAAGATATTCTTAACTGGAGCAATTACTTTTGAAACTGCTTTTTTTACTAACCCAAGTCCCTTTTCTAACTTGGATTCTTCTCCTTCTCTTTTAGATTTTTCTTTTTCTATTCTTCTTTTCTCAGAATTCTTCTTATCAACTTGAAGATTTGTGGTTAAAATCTTTACAATATTTCCAATAGACTTGGAAATGTCATTAAGATAAGATCCTGTTTTTGATATTTCGCCAGTTACTGATTTCCCTGGAGGTAAATATAATTGCTGCTGCTTTGATGGAAGAAGCTTTTCACTTTTGATTTTTTTGGTTACAACATTTACTGCTGCAACTCCAAAAGATTGAGTGCTTATTTTTCTTTTCTTTACTTTAAAACGTCCTAGTCCCCTTTTACTCTTAACTCTCTTATATTCTGAGGTTAATACTTCAACTTCCTCTGTAGGAATTCTACTCTTGGGCATTCTGCCCTTAACCATTTCTTCTTTTAATAATAAAAGATAAGTATCATAATCTAGGTCGAAAACATCCTGAAGTCCTAATAACCTTAGAACTCTTTCATCTATATTTTCTGTTACATTAGAAGAATTGGGCATTGGATGCTTGCTGTTTAGTCTGTTCTTCCTCAATATGTTGCTTTAGCAACTCAACATATATGTCCCTTTCCCAAGGAATCATATTTTCTATCTCTGTCAATGAGTATTTATGATACTGCATCAAGGAAAAATTAAGACGAAAATAGTTCTCAAGATCCATATGGACTAGGGCTATGCGAAAAAACTTGCTAGTCCCTCCATAATTACCTCACTTTCAACATTAGTCTTTGGATTTGTTACCATAATTTTGTGGGATAATTTTGGCATAGTCTCAAAGAATTTTTCAATCTCTTTAAATTGAGTTGAATTCATTTGATCAAGGAATTCACTCAATTCTTTTTTGGACACATCAGAGGATGTCCATACTTCTTCTTCAGTATAAATTTTACCAACACAAGAGGCAATCAAATCAAAGGATTGATCCATTGCATTTTCGTTTGTAAAATCAAAATTGGATTTGATGAACTGATCCAATGATGGATACTTCATCTCCATCATAATGCTTTTATCAACACGAATTTGATTAGTATGTTCTTCGTTCTTTTGTACTTTAATTGAGTCAATATCAATTTTAACAGGAACTTGAGTTACATTATCATCTGGACAAATAATATTAACTTCAATCTGTTCTCCAACAGACTTACCACGAATATTAAGGAACAAATATTCAATATCAAAGGTAGGCAAATTCTCTACCTTAATATTTTTTGTTAGAATACAATTTTTAATGACAGTCTTAATTGCTGTTGTGATCTGCTTAGTGTCTTCACTTTCTAAAGCAATCACAAGAAGCTTTTCTTCTTTAACTAAGAAAGGTCTGAATTGAACTGTTTCTCCTGTAGATGGCAATTCAAGTTCATAAGACGGTGTAGCAATCTTTGGTAAAGGCATAATCTCCCATACAAATCAATATGTTTATTTATTCAGAGTGAATGAACGTCCGAAATCGGGGTTGATATTGAATGCATTGCCGGAAGATGACGATTGTGGAATTGTCACTCCTCCGGTGGTACTATAATTTCCATAATTAAGTCCAGTATTAAAGTTTGGATTAAATGTCTGATTGTTAATCGCAGCTGCTTGTTCTGGACTAAGAGTAGTTATATTAGCAGCCCCAGTTCCTCTCTCAAGTCCTTTCATTGAAGTAATATAATATCTAATATAAGAAAAAGATACTGTAACTTTTAAAAGATTTGCCGATTCGTAAGAAATTGGCATGGAACTAATACTTATAGGAAATACGTTAACAAATTTATATGTCAGTAACTCAGAATAATTATCTCTTTCAAATTTTGTAATTTCCAATCCACCATAATATTCGTTTGGATATTTGATTTGATAATAAAAATGTCCGCTTGCAACGCTATTATTATTATCGCCGCCAGCAATACTTTCATTTGTCATGAACTTTGTCCATGCTTCAAAGAATTTGATAGCATTATAAGGATTTCTCCCATCATTTTGCACATAGAATGAAAGATCTATTCTGTCATCATAAACTCTTCTATGCGCATGTCTTTCTGTAACCCCAGTATAATCTCCATTTATTTCAGAAGTTGCAAAATTGGAGCCTGGAAGAAGTGCATCGGAACATGCCATGAAAATATTACTTTGATCCTCTATTCCCCATTTAACATTATTGTTTGCAATATAAGTTAAAAAGTCACCAGAAGGTGGTGAAATAAAAACCTCATAGTGAGAAGTTAATGCAGGTCTAAGTATCGCTTTCTTTATTTGATCTACTGTTCTTAGCTTTGGAGCAGCCATCTATAAATATTTAAACCTTGTATATTATGTATGTCGGATAATGGCAGAAAGTCTAAAAAGTAAGTACAAACCTTCCTATCCAAAGAAGTATAAAGGCGATCCAAACAATATTATTTGTAGAAGCAGTTGGGAAAGAAAATTCTGCCGCTGGTGTGATTTAAATGAAAGTATATTGGAGTGGGGAAGTGAAGAATTTTGGATACCTTACCTTTCTCCAGTAGATAATAGAGTTCATAAGTATTTTCCAGATTTTATAATAAAAATACAAGAACAATCTGGATCAACAAAAACTTATGTAATAGAGGTTAAACCAAAAAAACAAACTATTCCACCAAAACAAAGATCAAGAGTAACTAAATCATATCTTTATGAAGCAAAAACTTACGCTGTAAATCAAGCAAAGTGGAAAGCAGCAAGTGAGTGGTGTAAAGATAGAGTGCTGGAATTCAAAGTTATTACAGAAGAAGAGTTATTCGGTATCAAGTAATGGAAAAGGGTTTCGGGCAATACATCAACAAAACACCAATAAGAATGGTGGAATTGAAAAAAAGAATTGCCGCTGCAAATACAACCGATCCAGAAGAATTAATGTTAATTATAATGGGGGTTTTAAAGGAAGAGGCACTATATCCACAACCTGGAAAATTTTATACGTTTGTATATAATGCCAAAACTCCAAATATTGAGTATGATCAACACCCACTAATTGCTTGTACGGAACTTCAAAAATGGGGATTTAAAGGAATCAATTTTCATTGGAGAAAATCAAGAAATTATACTTGGAATGAGGTTGCAGGAAAACTTTATGTCGTGAAATATGAGGAACTTGATGAAATGATGTCAATACCTTATGCAAAATTTCGTCTAAATAAATAAAAAACTCTCTATAAATGTCTCATACTCTACAAAAAATTGAGATTATCAATCCTCTTGTAAATGGGGAGAGAGTTTAATGGCAAATGTTACCAATTATAATGATGGAAAGCAGGATGGAGCAGTTTCTCCACCAGATAGTGCTCCATTTAGAATACCAGGAAAAACTCAAAATTATAATGTAAAACTTGAAAGCAACGTACAAGACGGAAATATTAAGGCATCTGGAATTACTCTACAAAAAGAAGTAACTTCAAAAAGCGGGAAAGAATATAAAGCATATGCAGTAAGTTATGATGGCGGAAAGACTTGGACTGATGGAGGCAAACCACCAAAACCAGTTACTACAAGTAGTGGACTTTCTAAGGATGAATTAAAAGCATTACAACCAGGAGGTGCTTTAAATAAAGCAGCTGTTGATGCTGCAACAAAAGTAGCGCAAAAAGCACAGGCATCTCCAAAGCAAGTAGAACAAATAAAAAAAGGAAATGATGCCACTACTCCAGCTCCTGGAGATGCAAATCAAAGTAAACCATCTATTGATATCTCAGAAAATCTTAGGGATATTCAGGCAGGAACAAATGAAGGGTTATCTGCTGGACAGAATTTAAAATACCCAAAAAACATGAATACGCAGCAGGATTGTATAAGATTTACAATGTTGGAGTATTCTCCTAGAGCATTATCTGGAAAAGAAACCGAAGGTGACAATCCACTTACACTTGGACAAAGATCAACTGATAGGAAATTTTTAGGAACAGTTACATTACCAATACAAAGTGGAATTATAGATGGAAATGCAGTTACGTGGGGAGAGGATCATATGAATGCTTTAGATCTTCTCAAAATTAATGTAATGAAAAGTGCTATCACTGGAGGATTTACTGAAGCTGCAAAAACTGCAGCTGATGCGACGGATCAAATACCAAAAGATTTTTCTAGTACAAAAGGTTCTATTGCAAATCTTATCACTCAAGCTATGACAGGTAAAAATGTACTAGCAAGGGCGGAAGGAGCAATTGTTAACGAAAACGTAGAGCTTCTCTTCCAAGGTCCAACTCTTAGAACTTTTAATTATACTTTCAAATTATCAGCAAGATTTGATAAAGAAGCGCAAGAAATTGCTAATATTATTAGATTCTTTAAGCAGGGAATGGCAGTACAGAGAACGAAAACTGATTACTTCTTAAAAAGTCCTAATACATTTAATATAAATTATTTTCATAATGGCAAAAAGCATCAAGGCATTAATGAGATCAAAGAATGTGCTCTTCAAAATATGACTGTAAACTATACTCCAGATGGTTATTATGCAGCACACGCTGATGGTTATCTAGTTACATATGATATAACGATGCAATTCCAAGAACTTGAGCCTGTATATAATGATGAATATGCACAGTTTGCAAATACAAATAGTATAGGTTACTAAAAATGGCAAGACCTTACTTTAGACAAGTTCCAAATTTTGATTATGTAAGTAGAATCACTGATTCTAAGCAGATCTCTAATTATGTGCAAGTAAAAAATCTTTTTAAGAGAGTAAAACTTCGTCCTGATATCTATCAGAATACTGGATATTTTGAGCAGTATATCATTAAAGGAGATGAAAGACCTGATAGTATTGCTTACAAATTATATAACGATCCTACTTTAGATTGGGTGGTTTTACTATCCAACAATATTTTAAATATTCAAACTGAGTGGCCTATGAAGCAAAATGATTTTGATTCATATCTATTAGAAAAATATGGATCATATGAAAATCTATATGCCATTCATCATTATGAAACCACAGAGATTGTCAATTCAGAAGGAACAATTATTGTTCCAGAGGGACTTATTGTTGATGAAAATTTTTCAGTTTCATACTTCAATTATTTTACAGAATCTCAAGAAATTGCATCAAACTTCTTAACTGAAATTACAAATTATGATTATGAATTTAAACTACAAGATAAAAAAAGAAAAATATACGTTCTAAAGGCAGATTATCTAAGAATTGTATTTGATGACATCGATAAACTTATGCCATATAAAAAAGGTTCCAGCCAATATGTGACTGAAACCTTGAAGAGAGGAGATAATATTAGACTTTACGAATGATCACTCTTCAGCAAGACGCTGGAAGTAGGAGAGTGCATCATCTTCATCTTCATCAGATTCTTGAGCAATCTTAGGAAGTGAAGGAGATTTGCTGCGAGCATAAGACTCTTGCAGTTCTTCAGAAACACGACTTTCTGTAGTCGAAGGCTGAGAATAAGACTCATAATCGTCTTCCTGCTCAACAACTGCACGAGACTGTGTAGGAGCAACCTTTTGTCCCAGAACCATCTTCATACGACGCTCAAGATCTTCATAAGACTTGAATTGATCAGGAGCAGTTACTGCAGCAAGAGAATACTCTTTCTTCCAAAGTGCTTCGAGAGCATCATCGTCATCAAGTAGGGGCTCTACAGCACCGAATTCAGACTTATCGTAGTTCCAGTAACCGTCCTTCTTCACAATCTTCAGTTTGAAGTTTGCACCTTGCCAGAAGTCAAAGGGGTTGATGGGAGTTTCATCTTCAAACTCGGGTTGCATTGCTTCCATAATCTTGTCGAAGATCTTCTTACCATACTTAAACAGGAAGACTTTACCTTCGTTTGCAGGATTTACAGGATCCTTCACCACATAGATGTTGGAGTAGTAAGACAGTTTACGCTTCTGCTTACGAACAGTTTCTTTATTTGATTCAGTACCAGTGTTCCACAGTTCACGGTTGTATTCACCAAGGGGATCTTTGCCGCCAATGGTGGTGAGAGAATTCTCAATATACCAGCCACCAGGACCTTGGAAGGCATGAGAATACATTTTTGCCCAGGGAAGTTCTTCGCCTTCAGGGGCAGGAAGGAAACGGATAACTGCGAATCCATTACCAGTTTTATCCATTTCGGGTTTCCAGAGACGCTCATCGGCACCTCCAGAAGTAGTGCTCATCTTCTCAACTTCTTTTACCAGTTTGGAAGTGAGAGAACCCAGTTTGGATTGCTTTTTAAGATTTTCAAAAGACATTTGTATACCTCGGATTGATTGGATTTGGCTTTTGGTACTTCGTTATTCTACTTGCCAGAGTCAGTTTTGTCAATCTGCTGGCGCATCATATCCAGCATCTTGGACATGTTGTTCAGGATAATGTTCATGTTGGTGCCAGGTGGCATACCCATCATAATTGCAGATTGCGTAATGCGTTCTTTCATTTCAATTGCTTCTGGATCATCAGAAAGACTTAGACGAGTATAAAGAACTTGCTGTTTATTTAAAAGTTTATCTAAAAGATTAACATGATAAATTTTATCATCTCTTGTCATTGTAGGAAATTTAAAGACACTTCCATAAATTTCTTCTTGCAGTTCAGATATTTCTGCCATCTCTGCACGAACAATTTCAGAATTAAAAAAACTCATGAATCTCCTAAGATTACTTCTTTCAAAATTTTACGATAACGAAATACATCAATATTTAGAAACGGGTTATATTTTTTAATTCTACGACTGACGGTTTCCCACACTGGATCTTTGAGTTTCTTATCAAAGTTATTACCGTACTGAAAGATTCTGTCACAAATCACCATAGTTTCTAGGCTAATCTTCCCGCTCAGAAACTTTTTAAGCAATGGTGGATGTCCTTTTGAACAATCAAATACCTCCTCAAACTTATTTTCTTCAAATATCTTTTGAGTTTCTTCTTTAAAGACATAAGATAAAGATTGTACTTTCTTCTGCCATTCCTTATATCTAGTTTCACCTTCTTTCATAATCTCACCAATCCAAAGAGATTCTGGATCGTTGCAAGATACAAAATTTGCAACAAAAAATTCTACAATTTCCTTATCTGTTTTTTGGCGAGTAACCTTTTCAAACCAAAAACGATCTTTACGTTTATAGAATGATTGAAGAGTTGCTCTGCTTTTACCGCAGTACTTATGATAGTCATAAGAATCTTTCGTAAAGTGATTCTTTAACGCAAGATATTCTCGATAGGCATCAAATGGCATCATTAAAAAAGTAATATAGGGATTTTTTGCCGGGAAAATTTTCGCCCCTAAAATGGATTAAAGGGGCAATTTTGCTCTGGAGCTTCTTTTTAGAAAGTTAAGTTCCATTGCCTCATACTTAATCTTTTCCTTAAGAGGTTTAGAAATAAGTTTGGGAACTGACTCTACATCGATGCTATTCATCTCACAGAAGTGAATGATTGCATCGATGTAGCTCATATCTCCATTGATTAGAACAAGATTCTCAATCTCTTGAGCAAACCTTGACGGACAAAAGAATTTACTTTCCAGTACCTTTTCTAATTCATTCTCCATCTTGCCTAGTATTGTGATGTACAAATTCTTTAATGTAGCGAACTAATAGTCTAATATAATCCCCTTTATTTCTTTTGTCAAATACTTTGACTTCTCCACCTGGAGTCACCATTAGCGTGATTAATTTGACAGGTGGAATCTTTGTTAATTCGTAATACGCTGCGGCATAAAATGTTTCTTGTACGAAGTAGTTTTCAATCCACTCCTCTGGTTTGATTTTATCCGATGTCTTAAAGTCAATGACTGCCAATTCGCCTTCGTATTCGGCAATACAATCTACTCTACCAGCAAGTCCAAGGTATTCTGAATAAAGAGTCCTTTCAATTGCATGAATATTATTTATCTTATCAAGATAAGGTTTAGCATGAATGAACATAATCTTTGTCATTGGTTGGTAATTGTTCCAATCCAATTCTTTATTTTCTAAGTAGTCTTGGCAGACTTGGTGAAAATCAGTTCCTCTTGCAGTTGCTCGTTTAGTAATACGATTTGCTTCTTCAAGTCCAACTCTCTTTCTCCACTTAACGAAGACTTCACGATTATAGAAACTTGTAACAGAAGTAATAGACGGCACCCAGTCCCCATTGGGTAGGTTATAGAGACGGATGCTGTCTGTTGTTTTACATTCTAGTTCAATGTCACCCAGATAATTATGATGAATAAAACTCATAGATTGATTTCCGTTTTTGCAAGAATATATTCTTTAACTAATCCAGAACGAACAATATCTTCTACACCAAATTCAATAATTTCCATAGAAGACATGAGCCTAAGAATTCTCATGAAATCAATAATACCATTCTTCTCATTTGTTTTAATCAAATCAGACTGAGTGGCATCACCACAGAACATAATTTTTGTATTTTCACCAACACGAGTAATGATTGAATCGAGTTCATGGAAATTCAGGTTCTGGAATTCATCTACAATAATGATTGCATTGTCCAGAGTAGTTCCCCGAATAAAAGAAGTACTCCAAAAACTAATCGTTCCTTGAGTTTTGAGGTTTCCATAGAGCATTTCAAATGCAGAGTCGTCAGGCATCTCAAACATATACTTCACCATATTCTTATAAGGAATTTGATAAAGTGATGACTTGTCCTCATGATCTCCAGGAAGGAATCCAATCTCTCTAGTAGCTACAAGAGAGCGTACAATATAAATTTTTTCATAAGGACTTCTCTCATCAAGAACATCTCTCAGTGCATTGTACAGAGTTATGAATGTTTTACCTGTACCAGCACATCCATAAGCAACAATATTTTGATCTAACTTATAAGACTTAAATAGAGATTCTTGATTATCTGTTAGAGGTTCAATAGTCCTCATAATATCAAGACTAATAGGCTTCTTCCTTTTCATTTGCTTATTACTCATACCAAAAGGAACGGGATTCTTTGGAGTATTTTTTCTTGCCATATAAATTTAGATTGATTTTACAGTTGATCCAGGTGCTTTTGATGCCTTATGAAGAACATCATTCCATCCAGGATGAGATTTCTTCAGCCTGTCATAAACTTCTCCCAATTCCCCAGAACTTGGACAAGTAGATGGATCAGACCAATCTCGATCCCACTCTGGATTGTCTTTTTTCCATTGATCCCAATCATGAACACTGAGAACTACTTCCTTTTGTTCTCCAGTGACTTTATTATAAACTGGATATGTTGCCAATATCAGTCCTCCATAGTGTGTAAGGATATTTATTCGATAGTAATAGAAGGTGCATCCAGACATTCTGCACAACCTTCACGAGTCCATTCAAGTGCAGAGGCTACAGCAGGAAACTGACAGGTAAAGATGCAACGAATTGCTTCTGCAATCTCCATATGTTCTTTCTGAGTTCCATGTGCAGAACGTAGATCGATATAATGCACCCATGACCTTACAGATCCCGTCATATAGAGCCTTGTGGGCGTTGCTAAGGGCAATACAAACCTTGCACACTCCTTTGCCACTCCTGCCTCTAGAAGGCGATCGTAGAGCCTCTGAGCAGCCGCAAAATGAATCCGAATGTCTTCAAGCAAAGTCAGTTTCAAATAATCGCCCATATCATTAATTGAGTTCTGACGATTCTTTGTATCTTGACGACGGAGTTCTGGTAGAGGAATCGTACCACCAAGCAGATTTGTATCTGCATACCGTTGTGAAAATTCCTGAAATGTGAAACTTCTATGTCGGAGTATTTGAGCTGCGATACCCCTTGTAGTATTAATCTCAACAGTCATTGTTGCCTGTTCAAAAATACTCCAGTGTTGATGCTTAATACAATACTTAAGTAGTCCTGAGAAATTATCATTCTCTTGATTGTTTGGATTACTTACACGAGCACAGTATGCCATGTGCTTCTCTGCATCAGGAGTAACACTAATTAGTTTTACTTCTGGTTTCATAAGTTCGTAGTCTTCAAACTTCATCGTCATAAAATACTTCGTCGTAATCTGAAATGTACTGAGAGATTTGTTCGTATGGTAGAGGTTTAAACTCTTGTATATCAGTAGATTCTACATCAGAACAAATCTCTGACTTGAGACATTCTACTAGAGATTCAAGATTTTGTACAATCAATCTAAGTTTTTCTTTATCCATTCATATCAACCCGGACAAAGGTATTATACACAAAAAAAGAGGGGTAGTCAAGTACCCCTCTTTCTAAATTTTAATCTCTTTGTCTCCAGTCATCTGGTTTATCTTCAGTAAAGAAATCTATAATATCATCTATGGTATCAAATCCAGATACTCCTTTAGATTCATGTCCAATTCCCCCAATATCAAGTTGGTTTAGGAAATCATCCAATCCACCTTCTTGCATATCAGGATTTTCTGCTTTCCGTCTTGCTTGACGAAGCAGTGTACCAGCACTTCTATTTGCCTGGGCAAGTTTCTCTGCCCAGATCATTTCACTCAATTCTACCGATTCACCTTTTACAATTCGTTCACATATTGCTTCAAGCCGAAGACGATATTGTGTAGAGAGCATAAACTTTACCAGATATAGTGTTATTTATTTTATCGTTCAATATAACTCAGAGTATGAGACTGAGCATAAAGTTGTTGAATGATGATGTCACAACCAATCTTAGGGTTGCAATCGCCACAGGTATAGACATCTACTGCAGCTTTACCTTCCTCAGGCCAGGTATGAATTGAGATATGACTTTCTGAAAGCAAACAAATAACAGTGACACCCTGTGGTTCAAACTTCTTTGAGATAGTCTGAATCACAGTGGCACCACTTGCAACTGCTGCGTTTTCTAGTAAGTCTATAAGACAACGCTCGTCGTCCAAAAGGACAAACGAGCATCCGTACAGGTTAAGTAAGTAATGCTTCCCCATTAGACTATGGATTCTCCTCTGCTTCTTGAATTAGTTTGCTCACATATTTCTCCGTGCCATCCATAGTCTTGACTGCAAACAGAGGAGACTTCATATACTTTTTAACTTTTTTATACTTCTTCAGTAAATTTTTAACTTCGTCTTTATAGATTGCAACTTCAATCTTTTCTTCACTAAAACCTTCACTCATTTTCTTTTCTTTTTTGCCTCAGGTGCTTTGTAACCCCACAGTTTTGGATTAACTCTTCCATAACCAAAGTCAATTTTTTGAACAGAACCAGGACCATATTTGTCGTAGTACATATCAAAAAGACTTACTTTCTTTGCTGTACGACAAAGATCAATATGCTCTTCACCATCAACAATATACCAAATAAGATATGCATCGCTAGGGAAAGAAGGATCTTTTGTAGTTTCGATTGCGGTTTTTTCTAAAAGAATCTCACAACCATACATGGAAGGAAGAATCATTTTATCTTCGTGCTTCTTCTCTGCCATTTTTTTCTCCGCAACTAGTGTCATGAACGTCCTCCCCATTGAATATCGGGATAGGACTCTTTAACATTTTCAAAACTAACTTTATATTTTGTTTCAATTTTTTTATCTTTCACAAGACATATAAGTTCAGCTTCTTTAGGATGAAGTCCTTGAAGAAGATTAATAAACATCATCTCCCTACGAATAGTAGAAAGTCCATTGTTACCACCTTGAACATAATGATATAGATTTTGATACTCTCTACGAAGAGATGTACGTCCTCTACCTAAGAGATCCTGCTTAGTAGCCGATTCTCCATTATCTGCTTCTCGGGAAAGATTTTCGGATAGAGTTCCAGAATAAACAGTCTGATCATTAATATCAGAATATGGCACTTCTCCTTCAGGAAGAAGTGAAATTATGGATTCATCAAAATTCCAAATAAGAATAGTTTTAATAGAATCGTGTTCATATGCCTTAAGAACTTCTACCTTTTTGGCATTGGATCTTTGCTTTGATACAAGTTCTAAAATTTCAAAAACAAATGGGTTGCTGGGAAGAGTATCGATTGGTTTTTCAGTCGTCGTCTTCGTCTTCGTCGTAGTCATAGTCATTCTCAAATCGTACTGCAATTATTTCGTCAGGAATTACATTCCCATTTTCATCAAACATCTCTGGATGTGTATTTAACGAAGCAATATAATTCTTTTCATAGAAATGTTGCTTTGCCATCCATCCTAACATACCACCAACAAAAAAGAACATTATCGAAACTAATGTGCCAATGGTTAGAGTTACTGCTAACATTTTTTTTCTCCAGAGAGTTATTTTTTTCTAATATCAAAGTGAAATTCTATAAAGAAATGAAACTCTCTACGGAAGAGAGAAATCATTTTACCAAACTTCACTTGAAAAGTTTTTGGCTTTGATGACTCTCTCTTCCTCCTATTCCTAAGTAACAGTTCAACACCCCGATTAATCTGGGGTTCTGATTTATTTAGTTTGTTTTTTCCGTCTTCCTGGTCTTTTATCATGGTTATACTTCCAAGCGTCTTCAAGAATTGCATAAAGATAATTTCTAATCTTTCTTGCTTGAGGTTTTGGAATATGTCCATAACCTTCACGAAGTTGTTTATGAATTTCGTCAGCACCACCCTGTAGATATTCGTCTAGATCCATTACAAGATTGCTAATTTCACTTGCAGTGCTACTTTCAATAAACTCCTCTACTTCGCGTCTAAGAGTTCCACGAATTTTTAGATAATCATAAAACTTCAAAACAAATTGTCCATTGAAAGCAAGATCAATTGCTTTTTCAACATCAAAATAAACTTCGTGAAAAGTAGATTCCATTAGACTAGATTTTGCTCCTTAAGATATTGAACTGTATCTGTACAACCACCAAGATGTGTTTCGTCATTTAAGATGACTTGAGGAAAAGTAGAACCTTGCCCAAATTCAGCATAGAATGCTTCTCGATTAAAATGATTGTTGAGTTTGTAGATTACATGCTCAAGGTTTGCTAATTGTAGCACCTGTTCGATTTTACTGCAATAGGGGCAACCATCTTTCGAATAAACTGTAAATTTCATAAAATTAATTAAACTACAAGTATATATTAAGATACAAAAAAAGGAGGATTTCTCCTCCTTAGTTTAGCATATGTGTCAAGCAGATTATGCTTGTGCTTCAGTCCAGGATAGACGTGCCGCAACTGAAATTGGAATACCTGAAAGGTTTGTTGCAGTAATAGTGAAAGTATCAGGTCCATCTGGGTAGATCGCAGTGCTAGCGAAAGTTCCACCACCACCAACAATTGAGTTACCAAGATCTCTAACTTGTGTAAGATCTAGAGTACCAGCACCAGTTCCAACGTAGAAACCGCAAACAACCTCCCCACCAACCATAGTAACACCATAACCTGCTTGAGATGTATGGTCTGCAATTTGAGCAAGACTGGAGTTATCTCCAACCCTTCTATTACCAACAGCATTAGTCCAAACAGTTGGGAATTGTGGGGTAGCATTTAGATATCCACGAACAAGAATAGCAGTTGTAACACCTGTGACGGACATTCCAAGTCCTCTCATAACCAATTGCATTCTATTGACGAGTTCTCTTTGTCCAAATCCTCCACCAATACCACTATCAACAGAAGGAGCTACTCTAATTGAGAATAAACCTCTCTCTTGGAATCCGGGAATAGGAGTTGGGTTAAACTGTCCATATGTAAAGACAAGTGATTTATCATCATCATATCTACCATCCATTATAACACTTGTACCCCAATGCGAAATTGTTGGTGCAAAAGTAGGATATGCCAGTTCAACTGCTGTTGGTCTTGTTGCAGAGTAAGTAAAAGTCTGCGCTCCAGCAACACCCGCAGTGGTTGCCATCGGAGGAACAATAATATTTGGATTATTATCCAAAGATGGAGTACTAAATGTAATAGATCCAATTCCGATATTGGTAATAAAGGTATTTGTTTTGAATGATGTTGATCCAACACCAGAAATTACTCTTTGACCGATCTGGAGATTTGCCGTAGATCCAATACCAATATTAGATCCGGCGCCAATATTTAATGATAGACCGAATGGATATCCTGCCCTACCTCTAGTACATCCAGTAAGAGCTGTAGTTCCAACGCCGGTGTAATTAATATATTCATATCTATCTCCGGCACCTGGAGCATTTCCAGGTTGACGTACTAACACAGTACCATTTGGAACTGGGAATCCTGCTGTTGATGCAACACCGATATAACTATCTGTTGATACTAAACTGGTAGTAATTGTAGTTGTAGTTGGATGTGTTAGAGTTTCATAACGAGCTGGTAAGTTACCAGATCTCATATATGCTTCTTGGTTAACATTATTGTTAACCAATTTATGGGCATACATCACATTTCCATTTCTTGCTCTAAATCCCCAACGAATGTATCCTGCACCATACCAAGAATAATCCATATAGAACATCTGCATCTTAGAAAGATCGATGTTATATCCAGATGAACCAGTTCCATCCATCCTATCAATGTTCCACTGAGACTGAGGAATTCTTAAATCAACTGTTTTTGTTACAGTTAGATATTGATCACTTGGACCTCTATATGCAGGATTAATTCTGATCTCAGTGTCACTGAGAATATCCATAACCTTATAGGTTTGTCCGCGAATTACAATATTTCCACCAACTTCAAGTTGTTTGGAGAAAAGTGTTGGGAAGTTTGGATTAGATTGAGTAACTTGAGTCGATTCCTGAGCTACACTAACTCTTCCTGAAATTTGGAAAATTGATTGTCTGCGGACAACATATAAAGTTTGACCGTCATATTCAAAGAACATTCCATTTTGAAAATCAAATAATCCAAGTCTAGAAGTAGCTCCATACCAGTTTGTGACATTGATCGCATAATTTCCAGTAGCTGTTGTTTCCGATGGAGCACTAAGAGCAGTATAAGTAAATTGAGTTTCTCCTGTTACCGAGTCTACATTAAAAGTTCCATTATATGCAGAATCATTACATCCAGCAACAGTAATTTGTGTTCCAGGAATAACTCTGGTAATCCCATGAATTTCTTTAGTTCTGACAGTTATCGTTGTTCCTGAAGCAGAAATTGTATCAACAGGAACGTTTGGTTTTAAAGTAGTTCCAGAACTCATTTGAATTCCTTTACCAGATTGATAACGGAAATATCTTCTAGTTTGACGAACAGCTTGTTCGTAATTTGATTCACCGTAGGTTCCAAAAATTACTCCACCGTCAAATGATCTATGATAGAATTGTGCGGATGGTCTTGGATAAACAGTTGCATCCCTAAATGCGGTAGTCGCTAATCCAACAGGAGCTGTATTTACATAATATGTAAATTGTGTGCTAGATCCAACAGTGGCAACTTGATACACACCATTTGGCGATGCTTGTCCAATAATACCACCTTGAGCCCCGAATGCCAATGCGGTATTTTGACCTGTGAAAATACTAGTAACTCCGATTTCGTTTCCTACAACAAGTCCATGAGGAACTGCCGTCGTAACTGTGACAGCTAAACCTGGGTTAATTACTGCTGCCCAGGTGCTTGTAGAAAATCCACCCGAAGGCATCGAAAGTGCAGTTCCAAATCCAATTCTGGCGCCAGTATATACTGATCCACTATAGATACCAGTTCTGTTAATTGACATGCAAGTAACAATACCAGTGTCGTTTCTTAAAGAAACCGCAAATGTAGCAATTCCAGTTCCACCACCATCTTCAATAATCCAATTTCCATTTACATGTGGTATATTTGCGTCCAAAATGGAGAGGGGTGTTCCATTTGGGGGCAGTGCCTGAGTTGAAGCAATTGTTACTCTCCTTGATCCAGCAGGCATTGTTATGGTAGTAATACCAGAAACAACGACACCGCCGGCAACAGTTCCTGTCGTAGCACCAAATGCAACTAAATTAATAGGGTTTTGGGAGAAAAATGGTCTATTATTTAACAAACCAATACTTTGCCATTTTGAAGCTTGAATTCCATATTCAAAGTCAGTATCGATAAGTGCCTGTGGTTGAGAAACTCTAAATTTTTCTACGGGATCAATATAAGACTCATCAGGTTTAAAAGCAAGTGCAGACTCTTCGACAAAAATCATCAAAGAGTCTGATGAACTCATCGCACTGCAATCATAATTAAGAACAACCGTTGTTCTATCAGTTGATGAATTATATGTTAATGTATTTGCTCTTTTTGCAGAATCTGCAAAATTATAAATTATTGTATTTTGGTATGAAGTATTTGTGATTAATAGTAATGTTTTTCTATCAACATATCCATCAATCACAACAGTATTAGTTGATGGTGTGAAACTAATAGAGTTTCTAAGTCTTTTCGCCATTTTGCTCCCTACTTGCTTTTATAATTAATGATTATTTATAAAAAATGATTACATGCCAAGTGCAATTGAATATGCAATTGCACTTGCATCTTTAGCGATTACACTACCACCTGCAGTCGTTCCGTCATGAACAATTAATGTCTTTTTATCAGTATCCACAGTTACCTCTGCTAAGGCACCAGTGAAAGTTGTGTGTTGTGCCGTAGTGCCTCTACGAAACTGTACCTGTTTTGTCATTTTAGGTATGTGGATGGATTATAATCTTATTTATAAAAAAATGTTCTATCTAATTAATTTTAAATATCTCCATCTTCGTCCAAGCACCATCAGCAGTTCCAGTAACAACTTGACTGGTTGGATTTCCACTATAAACAGTAAAATCAATATAATCTGATGTTCCATTCATCGTAACAATTCCACAAGCAATTTGACTATAGGAAAAAGTTGCTATTCCAACTTGATGCAATGCAAATGTAGTACCATTTTTTCTTATTTGAATATTTGTTTGATTATTTGTGATAGTTCCTGCTTGCCAGTTCATCATTGCATCAACACGATAAGTTCCTGCAACAGTTGGAGTTGTGCGAGTTGTAATACCACTATACCAACTATTAGTATCACTTGTTGCAGTAAAACCAATTAAAGTATCAATATTACTGGGTATAGTTTGGTTTGTAAGTCTTGCAAGTTTTATATAAGAATTTCCAGCAGCATTTAAGTTACCAGTGATTGTTGTAACACCAATAATTCTTACATTTCCTTGAACTATTAATGCAGTGGTTGATCCACCAACTATAGTATTACCTAAGGTAGATACTCCAGATATATTTGCGGTTGTTGCCGATACAAATCCTAAAGTAGTAATACCAGATACATTAATACTTTGAGAATTTAAAGATTTTGTAGTTGTGTATCCTAAAGTACTAATGCCAGATACATTAATATTAAGAGAGTTCAAAGATGTTGTAGTAGTATATCCTAAAGTACTAATGCCAGATACATTAATATTAAGAGAGTTCAAAGATGTTGTAGTAGTATATCCTAAAGTACTAATGCCAGATACATTAATATGAGTTGCTCTAGCTGCAGATAATGTAGAAATTCCAGAAGCATTTAGAGCCGTTGTGTTTATATCTTTATTCGTAATCCTTTGAGTGGATCCTGCACCAACGGTTTCATATCCTCCTAGTGCAGATCCATCATGAACAACAACAATTTTTTTATCACTATTTACTGTGATCTCTCCAGGTTGTCCTGTAAAGACAGCATGTTGTGCTGTAGTTCCTCTTCTAAACTGTACACCCTGTACCATTTATAATATGGATATCTTTTTGTTATTTATTTGAATTATATAATTGTGACATAAACAAATGGTGCTCTATATGGATTAGAGATTCCAACACCAACACCAGAGATATTAATTGTTCCAGATCCAACTGCTGTCTGTGGAACAAATGCTTCTCCAGCAGTACCTGAGAATGTGAAGAGTACAAATCTATCTGGTGGATTAGATCCAGATACTTCAGCAGCTCCACCGAACCCACTGAAAGATCCAGATCCTGTAAAGGAAGGAACATAAATCTGAACATTTGGAGTGATTCCTCCAGTAATTGCAACCGTTCCAATTCCAACATCTGATTCAGTATTCTTCTCAATTCCATTACCAGATTCAAATATTGTTCCAGATCCAACTGCAGTTGCAGGTATGAATCTTTCTTTTGCATTGCCAGAAAGTGTAATGATAAGAGTCTGATCTGGAGGATTAGATCCTTCAACTTCAGCTGCTCCACCGAATCCACTAAATGATCCAGATCCAACTTCGGTGAATCTTCTCTTCTGGG